GCACAAAGACCATTTAAAGCCTTTGGTGTATATAGTGTATTAAGAGGTGAATCTGTAAAGAACATGTCAGATGAAAACGCTTTTATGTCTAACTCATATAACAGTGGTGTAATTGTTCCACAAAACTTAAACTCTCTTAGTGTAGAACAAGAAAATGTTTTAGTTGATCTTGTAAATCAAATTCAAGTGGGTGGTGTTCAATATGTTGCTGGTGATGCTAGAGATCTAGAAACGGATGATTTGACAGATAACGTTGAAGATTATGGGACTAAAACCAAAAGAATTGTTGGGCAAGCTTTAATGGATCTTGATGCTGGTAGTCAAGGTTCTAATATGAAAAACAAAGCTGTATTTAGCGTTAGTTATATAGATGCTTATGGGGCTGTTGATTCTCCTGAAAAAACAGGAGCATATGTAATTACATTTGATCAAGATTATTTAAAGAAACTAGCAACAGGTGATTCAGATAATCCTGGTTATGGTATTCTTACAAAATTGGAAAAAGATAAATTTTCTACAGTTACACTTCTTGTAAATAAAGAAGAAGATGTAAGCGGTTATTCACAAGCTAACTATAATTATTCTGAAGTAGATACTCAAATTCAATTTGATGGTAAATACTATAGAGAAGTTCCTGGAGCAGGAGAATTTAAAATTTGGAGAAATAATGGTTTGTATTTTACAAGTATAACTGAAAGAACATTTGATCCAAAAGCTGGTACAGCTGATCACTATGTTAGCACAAACATACCAATGGAAGTTATAAGATACCCAAATAATCCATCAGTTTATGGAGAGTTGGCTGGACAACCGGTTCAAGCAAATGGAATACAACAAGTTGCTGATTATATGGAGTTTGTGAAAATGCAGCAAATTTTAGAAAAAAACCAAGCTGCAGAAGCTTTGTACAATAAAACAGCAAGCAATTAAAGAATATAATATCTAGGCATGGATAATAATTTAAACAAACCACTAGATCAACAGACTTTTACAAACTCATCAATTGCAAATAAAGAGTATGAACCTGTTGATATTTTAGATTTGGGGTATGATCCTGATTATCTACAAACTGTAGATGATGAGTATCTTGATATGGTTACTACCATAAGCCCTTACATGAATGGTATTCCAGGATCTGCGCAAGTAGTTCCTCAACAAAAACAAGCACCTGTTGCTAATACGTGGTTTGATGTAAAACAAACATTTAATGAACCTAGCCAAAGAGAAATTAAACCAAGGCAAGCATTTAGTATTAGAGATACAAACTTTGATAGATATTATGCTCATCCAAAATTTGCAGACTTAGGCTTCAATCCATATAGAGACAACGAGACTTATTACAATGAGAACTCTACATGGTATGATAACTTTAGTAGAGCAATGAGTCAATTTGGAGCAAACTTTTCTCCTGCCTTTAGTTTTTTTGGCTTAACAGATGCAATGTTTGATAATAACAATCAAGGTGTATTTGATTTATTTGATGCAAGTGCTGACACAGAGTCTGCTGTAAGAATGTCAGAAGCTATGAGAATTGGTAATGATTCTCGTGAAGGTTTTGGTGCAGCATTTAACAGATTTGCATTGAACTCCGCATATAGTATAGGTATTATGTCAAGCATTGCAGCAGAAGAAATTGCAATGTGGGGAGCAACGGCAGCACTAGCTGCTGCAACACCTTTCACAGGTGGTGCATCTGGTGCAGCGGCTGCAGCAACAGGAGCAGCCGCAACTGCAAGAACTGCTTATAATGTGGCAAAACTTTCAAAAATGTTTGCAAGAATGGGAGATGCCTTTGCTGTTGGTAGAGTTTTTAAAGGTGGGAGATCTATTGTTGGTGCTTTAAAAAATGCTGATAAAGCCCGTGATTTTTGGACAGGAATTAAATCAGGAGAAAATCTAGCAGGAAGAATATTCTTACCTGAAACAATGCAAGCTCTAAGAAGCTTTGATAAAACAAAAGATGTAGGTACTGCAATACATAAACTTGGTAAAGGCTATGCAGCTTTTGGTGGTTTCTATAGAGATATTAGAATGATTGACTTGGCTCTTGATGAAAGCCGTCTTGAAGCAGGTTTTGTCTACAATAACATGATTGCCAACGGTATTCAAATTGAAAGAGATAAAACAGGTCAAGTAAATTTAACAGATGCTCAACTTGCAGCAATTCAAAAAGAAGCAGTTAAAGCTAGTTCAACAACAACTTGGGCAAATGCCCCTGTTATCTATGCAACTAACAGAATTAGTTTAGGTGCTGTTGTTAGTCCTTTTAGTAGAGGATTGGCAAGAGCTCTTGATGCTAGTACTGGTAAACTTGGTAGGAAAATAATTAAAACTAAGAAAACTGTTGGTGTTGATGGTAAGATATCAAGAAGTCCTTTTGAAGTAAAGAGAAGTATTTGGACTAAGGCTGGTAGACAACAAAGAAAAAATGCATATAGCTTTGGGGATTATGTAATGAAAGGTGCTCATGGTGCTTTAAGATTCTTTGCGGCTAATATTGCAGAAGGTGTTCAGGAACTTTATCAAGAAGGTTTGCAAGTTGGTGTTGTAGATTACTACAGTGAACTACTTAAGGATCCAGCAACAGATACCCGTGTTGCACTTAATGCTGCATTAAATAAAGCTATTGATAGTCAATACTCAGCTCAAGGTTTTGAAGTCTTTATGTCTGGGTTTGCTACCGGGGGTATCCTAGGCGGTGGATCTAAACTTATCTATAATACAGTACCAGATACATATAATAGAGTCTTTAATAAGGAGGAGTTCCAGAAGAACAAGCAGGATAGAGAAAATCTTTTAAACACTCTTGTAAAGACTGCAAATGAAAAATGGGATCAACAAGCAGAACTAAATTCTTTATTTGATACAGCAAATTTAAACTTTGTTAAGGTAAGACAAGCTGCAGCAGAACAACAAAGATCTGCGTATGAGCAAGATCCTCTTGGTTTTAAAGATAACCAAGATTACTTAGAGTTTGCTCAATTAGAATCTTTGCTGCAGAATGATATGATTGAACCTTTTAGAAAACAACTAAAAGATTTAATGAATCTGTCAGATGAGGAACTTGCTCAAGCTTTTCCTAATGCAGTTAAAGATGCAAAGAGTGGGAAGGTCAGAAAGAGATTGCAAGATTACTTGGATAAGTCATATAAGATAGAGGATAACTATAATGAGCTTAATGATAAGTTCCCAAATCCATATGATGCGAGTGCTTATAAAAAAGGATCCAGAGAATATAATAATGAATTATACAAACAGATAGCTTGGAATCATGCAAGATACCTAGCAATGTTTACCAGAACAGCATTTGAAGATTCTTTAAAAAGAATGCAAACAATTGCTAATGAACTATCATCAAGTGATTTGGTATATGTTCCTGGAACAGAGGGTGGTATTAATATATCTAAATTAGGTGCAAGCGATCTAACAACTCTTTTAGATCCGGATACTATATCAAGAGAGATTTCTCTGTTGCAAGCAGAAATTATAGCATTAAAAGAATCTGAAGCTGATGCAGAGTTGTTAGCTAAAAAAGAAAAGAAACTTAAACTTCTTAATAACTACCGTAAAGTATTAACAGATCCCAAGAATCAAATATCAACTAAAGGCAAAGACGGTGCAACTAGATTTGATAAAAGAAAGATTGGTAGTCTTACAACTATTGCAAGTGAGCTTGAAGAAGTTAATGGAGAAAAGGTTCTTAAGGCAACTGAAACATCAACTTTAGAAAAAGCATTTGTTGCTTACATTGAATTCTTAGCAGAAGAAAATGGAGCTTATGCAAATAAAGCTAAAGTAAAAGAAGTCTTAAAGAAGATGGTTGACTATGGTGAACTGCAATATAGAACAAGAGCTTATGATAAAGCTGTTGAGTTTATGGCTAACCCTGGCAACTTTGAATCAATTGTAGAAAGAGGTGCTGCATTCTTTAAGCAGCAATATGAGCAAGATAGAAAAGCGGTAAGAGAAAGAATTGATGCTGCAATAAACAAAGAAGAAGCAGCACAAGTTTTAAAAGACTTGGATGAATTAGGTATTGTACCTGATCCGGCTGAAGCAGAACTATTTTTAGAAACGGGTAATCCAGAGTTTCTTCAAACTTTTTACACAGAAAACGGTCTTGTTCAAAAAACAGTTGACGCAGATAAAGTTATAGAAATTGAAAGAATTAAAAATAACTATATCAAATTAACTCAACCAGAAGAAGTACAAGATGCAGAAGATATAGAAGAAGAACTTGATGAAGATGCACCTGACTCTGATAAAGCGGCAAAGGTCATTAACAATGACGAGTCTGTAAATGCTTTTGCAAAAGGTATACTTAGAAGAATACATAAAGGTGTAAACGCTGCAAGAACAGCAACCGGTAAGCAAAGACTATCTCTTGAACAATATAGTGCGTCTAAAGAAGGACAGAAGATTGCTTCTATTCTTACAGATTTAAAAGCATTATGGGTTGCTTCTTTAGATCAGAGTAAACCAGATATAGCTGATGTAATTAAAGAAGAGAGAGGATTCAAAGAATGGATCCAGGCTAATAAAGATAATGACCAAGTGCGTGAACTAGTTATAGATGCTGGTGAAAGCGTTGGTTTATCATTTGAAGTTCTTTCTGATCAAAAACAATCTACTCCTGCAAATAGCAAAGATAAGATTGTTGAAGAGCGTGCTGGAGTTAGAATTAGAAAAACTAAAGCTAAGGTAGAGGGCAAGCTTGTAGATCAATATATTGTTGAGCTTTCTAACGGTGCAGAGATTTCTGATGAACTTTATGAAGCAGCTGGTATAGACAAAAGCAAAATTAGAGCATCATACTCTAAGATTTCAGATGCTAAAAAAGTTTGGAGATCACTGCTAAGCACAGTACCAGAAACAGATCCTTTTGAATTTGCGGGACAAACCCTTCACTATGGTGATATTGTAGTAGATAAGAAAGGTAAGAGATATGTTTCTTTAGGTACACCTGCTAAAGTAGAATCTAACGGTACTCTATTTATAGTACCAGAGGAAGATATAGAGAAATACAAAACAACTAAACAAAGAGAAAAGGCAGCTATTAGAGTAACCGCTGATGAGTTTAAGTCTAAGTTCTCTGTGTTGGAAGAATCCTTTGCAGAAACTCTTGTTACTAAAGATATGCCAAGAGTTGGTATTCCTAATATCTTAGGTGTATATCCAATGTCAGATACTCTTGATAGAGAAGAAGGTGAGACAATATTATCCATATTACTTCAAAATCTTTCTGCAGAAGATCTACAAGAAATTAGAGTATTTGCTGATGTTAATGAAGAATCTTCTGATTTATTTGACTTTAAAGATTCCAAGGGTAAGGTAAATCCATTAATTAAGTATACTAAAGAATCTCACAGCTTTAGACTTGTTATAGCTGATCCTGAAGTTAGAAATAAAGTAAATAATATATTAAAAGAAAATGGACATTCTGGTTCTATCACCTCTGTAGATATTCAGTTACCTTCAGGTAATTTAAAATTCTTTGCAGAAGATGGTTCAGAAGTAAATCCATTTACTCTTTCAAAAGAACAAGCAAAAAAATATTTCTCAGATCCTGTTGCAGCCATTAGAGCTTTAGCAACTCAGCAAATAATAAGAAAAAGAATTTTAGATAGAACAGATGACTATGAAAACATGTTCTTATCTGATTTTGTAGAAATGCTGAGTGTCAGACAAGGATACAGTAATCTTTATAGTGATACTCAAACCGCAGTAGAATCTTTACCATACAATACTTATGATGGAGAATTTGTTGTAATTGACTATAGTTATAGATTAGATCCTCAGACTAAGAAGAGAAATAGAATTATAGATGTTAAAACAAACTATCCTAAAGGTTCTAAAGAACATAAGGAATTAAGAAATAAAGTTTTAGCTGAACTCAATAATAAAAAATTACAGAATGGTACATCATTACTAGATTACCTTAAGAGTGATAGAACAACTGATAGATATCATGCTGTAATTAAAACACCTAACGGCAACATTGTATTTGCTCCATTAAAATCAACAGCTCTTGATCAGGAAAGCAAGGATGGACTTTTACAAGAGATGCTTGACCGGGCTGCTAAAACAGCTGAAGAAAACGTTGATACTGTAGAAGGTAAAAAAGTAGTTAAGTCTAAGGGATACAACGACACCTTTAATGATGAGTTCAATGATAAGTTTTATATTTCATTGAAATCTGGTTATGATGCTCAGCTAAAGGTAAGTGCTCGTGGTGCCTTAGAGCTAGTACTTATTGATACAGTAAATGATAAAAAGCTATTCTCCGCATTTGTAGACCCATCTGCAACAGAAGTTGATTCTTTTGATAAATTAATGAGTGCTTTGAATGCTGCAATGAATGCAGATGCAACTGTAAAAAGTCTGAAGTTAAAAGCAACCTCTGATTCATTTAGAAAGAATATACCTACCGAGATTTCAGCACAGGCAATTAGATACCTTACAACCACTAATATTAATCCTGAAGCATTTTATGATGTATACTTAGATTACTCTGTAGATGAAGCTTCTGTAGAAGAATATATTGGTGCTCAAAGAGCTCTAGATAGTGTAGCTGATGATGATGTTGCAGATAACTCAAATGCTCAAGAAACATTAGACAACTTAAATAATCAATTGTCTACAGCCACTGTTGATGAACTGAGTGAAGAAGAGTTTGAAGAACTTAGAGCAAATAACTTTGAGGGTATTGATTCTGAATTCTTAGATGCTATTGCCGCTAACTATGCCGTTGGTGAAGCTCTTTCTGAAAGAGAAGGTATAGTGTATAATGTACTTACCAACATGATTGAGTTTAAAGCATCTCAATTAAAAAGTCAGACTAAAGCGGATGATGATTATGTTGAAGCTAAGAATGAATATGATAAAGCAAAAGCTGCTAGAGAGGCTTACGTTGCTGATTTAAAAGCAAAAGTTGATGCTGGTGAACTAACAAATAAAGATTTAACCAACATTTTAGTTGGAGGTGTAGATCAAGCTTACAATGAACTTAATGACGAGTTTAAGAAAAGAGAAAGAATCTTAAGTAGCTTTGCTCCTAAGATTGTAGATGAAGACTTTTCAGTTGAAGATGTTGAAGATATTGATACATTTATTACTTGGGCTGCAGAAAATCTACCTGAGTTTGTACAGATTAGAGATATTAGTGAAGTAGCAGAAAGACTAAAAACTAATGGTATACCTGTTGGTTTGTTTGCTATGCATCTTAGAAATCTTGCTGGTCAACTAGAAATAGGTGGTACTGTATATGTAGGTTCAAAAGGTTTTAGATACCATGAAGCCTTCCATGCAGTGTTTAGATTATTACTTAGTGAAGAAGAGCAAACTAAATACTTGGCTATAGCAGCTAATGAAGTAAGAGCTAAGCTTAAAGCAGAAGGTAAAACTCTTGCAGAAGAACTACAGAAGTTCAAAAACTCTGCTGAGAAATATCAGAATATGTCTGAAAAGCAACTCAAGAGAGAGTACTATGAAGAATATTTGGCTGATGAGTTTGAGAAGTTTAAAACTAATCCTAGATCAACAGAAACCAGTTCTGTAATTAAGTCATTCTTTAATAGGCTTATTGAGTGGATTAAGAATGTGTTTGGTACATATAGCGTTAGTGAATTGCAAAAGCTATTCAGAAACATTGATGCTGGTAAATATAAATCAGCTGGTGTACAGAATAATATGTTTACACAAGGTCTCAAACCTGGTGTTACATTAGAAGCTTTTAAGGTTCTTGCTTATGATGAAATAGAATTAGAGAGAGGTGTTGCTAAAAAATATCTTGATCCTGATACAGCTGATACTTTAATCAGAACCATGACCGGTACATACTTAACAAGACTACAGGGTGGTAAAATAGAAGATCAAGAAACTAGACAAGAACTTGTTATGAGAGTTATTGAGGATTTTAGAGAACTCTATGATCCTATGGCAGATCACAATAGCAATAAGTCTGGAGATCAAATTGAAAAGATGATCAAGATTTACACTGCATTGGGTGGTGTGATTGGTGAAGAAACCGTAGAAAAGACAATTAAGAAAGCAGAGTATGAGAAAAATACATACGATGCAGTTGCTCAATATATTTCTTTATTTGATAGACAAATAAAAGATGAGGAGTACGCAAATGAGGAAATAGAATATGATCAAGGTTTAAGAGGTGTTGGTGATTGGAATACTGATCAATCAATGATTGGTGGTTTCTCTAGCTTGCCTGTTGCATTTAGAGCATTTATAGGTACAACAAAGATAGAAGCAACTGATGAGTTTGGTAATGCAGAATTACTAGACGGTAAGGGTGCAATATTTATTCCTGTAGATTATCAGAGTGCTTATAATGGTCTTCTTAAGTCTGTAAAAAATCTAACAGATGAGATTAGTATTCTTAGAGCAATGCTTTCATTTTCTAAAGGTAACAGACAAACAGCAGCTGTTGTAGATAAGATCTTTAGAACATTGGGTACATCAGAAGAGATTGTATTAACTGGAACAAGAGAAGAAATACTTGATAGCATCACAAACCGTGTATTCTTCAATGAGTTGTATAAAGGCCTTGAAAACTTTAGAGTAGATTATTTATTTGCTCACGTTAATACAAAAAGAGGCGTTCAAGGTAGAAAACTATTGTTGTACAATGCAGCTAATAGAGACGATGCAGCTAATCAGATTGATGTATGGAAACAGTCACATAATGAAAGATTTAAAGCTATCAAGGAAAGTGAAGTTGACATGCTCAATGCAGTAGATGCTCTTGAAAGCTTATTACCTTACTTGGAAACTATGGAAGAAATGGAAGACTCTGAGCTTTCATCTGTTGCTACTCAGATATCTAATGATATATATGAGACTGTAGGTATAAAACTATCTCCCGCTTACATTGAATTTACTATTGCTAAGAACATTCAAAACAGAACTCCGTATCAACAATCTTTAGTTGAAAGTAACAAACAAGCTGAGGGTATTAGTAAAGATACAATCGTAGAGTTTACAAAACAACTACAGCTAAATAAAACATCAAGAAGAAAATCAGCTTACTTGTTTACAAGAAAAGGCGGTATTAAATCTAGATTGCAGTTGCTTGCAAAGAATAATGCCTTGTTTGATGAGACAATTGGACAAAGTGTATTCTTAAATGCAGAGGGTAATTTTGTTTATGCTCACCAAATGCCAACGTATCATCTAAAAATGGTACAAGAATTAAATGATGCAAGCTTCCTTAAAGATTTAAGACAACGTCAGGAAGGATATAATCTAACCAATATTCTTTTGAACAGTCCTGCTTTTATGCAGTTGTCAGAAGAAGAAAGGTTAAGTGTTCTTAGAATTGCTGGTACAAAAGAAAGCGCATTGGGATCTACTGATGAAAACGCATTAGATGAAAATGGTGGAGTAGCTCTAGATAAAGATGGTAAAACATATGGTAGTCTAACTGGTGCAGAGTTTACTGCAACTTTAGTGAATTCCTATTTAGCTAATTACCAGGCATTTAAACAACAGAATAAAACTGTTGTATTTACAAATGAAGACAACGAGGTTGTAGAAACTGCATTGGCTCCTGTTCTTATTAGAGTTATTGAAGCATCTAATACTGGTGATTTACTTAGTTTACCTATTATTAAGACTGTTGAATTTGATGCAAGTGGTCAAGTTACAATTACAGAACCTACTGTTAATTTATTCTTTGAAGAACTTAGAAGAGAGTTTGAAAGAATTCAAAGAGAATCAAGCAAAGCTGATGAAGATAAAGTACCAATAGAAGGATACAATGCTAAGAATGGTGTCCTCACTGATAATGAAGGTAGGGCTTATCAGTTTAATGATACAGCAAGTTTACTCAAAACAACAAAAGAAGAAGAAACCAGAGTTGATGCTAAAGATCCCAAGTTTACTTCAGAAATTGGAAATAGAGTATTAGAAGGAACGCAAAAAACTGTATATGTTAGTGATGCTCAGGCTAAGACAATAGGTTTAACGCTAAAAAACACAAGAGCAAATGTTACAGTTAGATCTGGAAAACAAGAGGGTGTTTTTGTTTTAAGAGCGTTGGGTCAAACAAAAGTTGATAGCACCAATATATCTAACATTGTTAAATCAATGGGGGATGCGGTTCAACTAGAAAAATCCAAACAATTTAACTTTGCTGTAAATGTTGGTGACACTACACTATATGTTGAGACTAAAGTAATGAAGGATTTCTTGGAAGGGAAAAAGACCAGATTTGGTTATGAACTTGTTCCTTATGATCAATTCCAAGAAGAAATAGCTACTCAACAAGAGTTTGATTTTAAAGAAGAGTTAGAACAAATAGCAATAAATAATCCTGACATTTCATTAGAAGAAGCAATTGGAATGCTTAATGAATCATCTGTAACGGTAAGTGATTTTAAAGACTTGCTTAAAACTAGATTGATGTCAGAGTATGAAAGATTTGCTCAAGAACTGGATAACTTACGTGTTAAAGATTTAATTTCTTCAGATATATTAAATGGTATTACTGATGACAATGGTGTAGCACAAGGTGATGCTGCAATGGAACAGTTAAATCTTGTTAGAGATAATGAAGATTATAACTTAATGCAGATCTTCTTTAATGATTGGTTAAACACAAAAGCAATTAATCAATTACTACTGGGTGATCAAGCTGTATCTTTAAAGGATTCTGTTGATAAGGTTAAAAGAGCTAAGATGCAAAATGCATCATATAAGAGTGCTTACACACCTGTTATTGATGAAAGTCGTGGTGTTTATCACGCAACTGAAAATATATCTCTTGTCACATTTAGTGATACTTTATTTAATAAAAAGTATTCTGGTGGTCAAGGTGAGAGAACAGATGCTCAGGTTTATATTACTACCAAAGCATTGCGTCATATGCTATTTGGTTTTGCAGAGCTTACACAAGATAAAGCAGAACTATTAAATAAATTAGAAAGAGGTGAAACGGTAACACCAAAAGAATATTATGCTGCTGGTGGTCATATCAAACAAGGAAGTGTATTTAACTCACTAAAACTTGTTTATGGTGATGGTCAAACATTCCTTAAAATGTCTGCAGTTGTTTTAACTCCAGAACTTACGACAAGAAAAGATGGAACAGCCAAAGCTCAATATGAAGAGCTACATAACTTAAGGCTGAAGCTTGAAAAGATTGAAGCTGATGGAGATCAAACAATAGCAATGGCTGCACCAGCTAGTGCAAGTAAAATGATGAAACCAAATGTTGTTAGCAATGAAGCAGCGTTTGGTCAGTTTAATCCTAATGCTCAAGCATTACCGCACACAATGCTTAATGCTAGATTTATTGGATTGCAATTGGTGAACCCTTCTAATAAACAAAAGATTACAGATCCAACACAGCTAAGAAGTTTAATTACTTCAGAACAGGTAGATACCGTAGAGGTGATGATTAAAACTTTAGATGGTTATGTATCTAAAACTTTAGGTGAACTAAGAGAACTCTATAATAGAGGAACAGCTGCTAGACTAAATCTTAAATATCATAATAAGGTGAATCTTATTGCTGATTTCAGTTTAGAAACTGCAATGAGATCATTAGATGATAGTAGAAAGCTGGGGTCTTTAACAATAGAGTTAAGAGACTTTTTACAATTTGCTCAAGAAGGTCTTAAAGCAAGTCAGGCCTCTAGTAATGTCATTGAGTTCTTTGATCCAAGTGGTCAATATGATTTGAATAACCCTATGGTAATTGATAAGTTTGAACAACTATTCTTATCATACTTTACCAAAGAAACAATGTCAGAAAAAGTAGCCGGAGATGCTTTAGCTCTTATGTCTGATAGTGGTGTGAAGGTTATAAGACGTGTTTTCTCTGTAGATGAAAACGGTGTTCCAGATAAGTTTGAAGTCATTAGAGATAAAGTTTATAATAGCAATCCATTACCAATAGAAATTGACATAGACTCTGAGGGCAATCTTGTAGGATTAGCAGATGCAATTGAAAGATCAAATGGTAAAGGTGTTATTGTTAGAGATGAACTAAGACACAATCTTAAAGAGTATGATCAAGATGGAAACTTTACTGGGGTAAGATACACGGAATCTATTATGCCTGCATTCTCTGAACAAATTATGGAGATGATAGAGGAAACAGGTAAGCCTATGCCAGACGCATTTGCTAAAATGTTTGCTGTACGTATTCCTTCACAGGATAAACACTCTGCATTAGCTACAAAGGTTGTTGACTTCTTACCATCATCATATGGTTCCACTGCAATATTCTCAAAAGAACTTATTGAAATATCAGGAGCTGACTTTGATATTGATAAGGTATACACTCAAATGAAACAGTGGTATATTAAAAATGGTAAGTTCATTGAGTATGGTGATACCACAAGAACTGATCAAGAACAGTTTGATGACTACATACACTATGTTGGAAAAGAAATAAACTCTCCATCATCTGTATATGCAAAAGCTCTTGAAAAAGGTAAGAGAAGATTAAGACGAGAAGGGCAATATACTGATTTACAAGCAAGACTTATTGGTAAAGGAATTACTACTTCATTGAAAGTTTTAGGCTTGCCAACAACAGTAGAAGAGTTTGTTGCTTATAGAGATAAGTTTGGTTATCCATATGAGGCAGCATTAAACAATCAATTATTAGATTATAAGTTTGCTTTGTGGGGTAATGAAGGTAATACGGTTGCAAGAAAAGATGGAGAAAATCCTATTGCTTATGACCCTGCTGTACTTACACCATTAACTGATGTATGGGAGGATATTCAAAAAGAATTGCCAGAACTAGCTCAATTGGTTGAAGAAGAAGGTATAGATGTAGACAACCTATTTGGTAAAGGAAGAGCATTTAAGAATAATAAAGAAGGTGCCGGTGCAATTGGTGCTGCCGTACTACCAAACTTATACTTAAACCTATTAGGAGAATATAATATTGAAATCCGTAGTAAAGTTGTTGGCGGTCAAACAATTCCTCAAATTGAATTTAATGGTGTTAGATACAATAAGTTTAATGAGCAATATGAAAGACTAGCCAAAGACGGTAAAGAAACGCAAGGGAATAGAACTCAGTTTATTATTTCAGCATTGATTACAGCAATGACAGATAACGCTAAAGAACGTCTTGCAGCTAAGCTTGGTTTGAATAGAGATGCTCTTGCTGTGGTTACTACTCTTACTAAATTAGGTGTACCAATTAAGACTTCTATTCTTTTGGTTAACCATCCTATAATTAGAGAAGAATACTTTGCTGCTAATAACAAAAGAAGAGCAACAGATCCTGGTATTGCTACAAGAATTCAATCTATAATTAAAACTTTAGAATTGGATTTTGCAGATGCTGGAATTAGAACAAATACCGTACAGGTTTCAGATGAACTGTTAAAAGAACAAATCAGAAAAGGAGACGATTTAGTAGTTAACCCAGAAATGGATTTTGAAGAAGCGTCTGCTATATACTCTATACTCAAACAATTTATAGCTGCTCATAACGTGAAGAGCTTCTTATCCGATATGAGTAGCGTTATGAATATTAGTAAGGGACCAGGTAGAACTTTTGCAGACGTAAATCAAAAACTTACAGAGATAAAAAATCTAGGTGTTGGATTATCTGATAAAGAGTTTGCAGATCTAGAGTTTAAGGGTGCACCTGTACCTATAGATGTTAGACCTATATTCAAATCAGATGCATGGCAAGCAAACATGGTTAAAGTACTAAATCATTTTAGTAATGTTATTCTTCCTAATGTATTTGTTTCTAAGACTCCTGCATTTGATAGATTGCTTTCTGCTACTCTACGCAACTTAACTAGTAATGATTATGTACTAGACGCAGAACAAAAAGATAAGATTGGTAAAGACTTGCTTTCTTACTTAACTATTAAAGCATATATGCATTCTTTAGATAAGAAGGGATCACAAATGTCTCTTGGTTCTTTGAATAATGCATTTATATATCCTCAATCTGGAGCTGCATTAAATATAAATGGATTGGTAGATCAGTTAAGAAAGATTTATCCTGATAACTTCTTCTTAAATGAGTTTATGTTTAATGAGAATGCTAGAGATCTTGATAATAAATCTGGTATTCATAAGGCAGAATCAAACACGTTTGGTAAGAGAAGTGATATTGATAAGCTTAGAATTCAGAATTCATTTATTGAAATCTTTTCTAATAATAGACTAGAGGCAACACATCTTATACATTACATGATGGTTAAAGATGGTTTGCAGTTTGGTGCAGGTTCTTTACTTGAAGCTGTTACTCCAGCATTGCTTGACACATTTAGTACAAGTATTGAGGATATCCATGATATGATGAAAAAGGATAGACTAGATTTGTTTGAGTCTAAGTTTGGTATGAGCTATCCTGAACTATTAAATGATTTTGTCCTTGGATACTTGCAGTCAAACAAGAATAATATACTTCTTAATAGAGTAAGCAATATACCTTTCTATAAACAAATATTTGAAGAAACAGAAGTTCTTCCGGGTCAGGTTAATAAAAAGATTGTAGAAGCAAATCCTGATAAGGTATATGTTTATGTTGATAATGCAAGACAATTGGGTACAGTTGGATCTTCTACTGTTAGAGGAATGGAAAACGCATTACCATTAACTTTAATGTATGATCTTACCACAATGTTTGATAGTGAAGATCTTGATTCATTTGTTGAGCGTTTTGACACAGAGGTTAATGATATATTAGAGTCAGGTAAACCGATTGTATTCCCTAAACAACTATTAGACAAAAAGCAACTTAAGAAATTAAAGTCTGCAAGCAAAGATGTTTACAATTACATTGAGGAAAAATTACGTCAAGAGTTTGGTTACTCTCTTACAAAAGGGGTGCTTACCGAAACGGGTAGTACAACACAAAGAGCAATCAACGTAGCTCCTATTGCAATGAGCTTGACAAATGAGGAAAACGTATTAATTGTTGATATATATAAAGGTGTAAAACCATTTAAGAGAAGTGGAAATACTCAAAACACTAGAAAGTTTGGTGACAGATTTAATGAAAATCAATTTAAGAAACTTGCAAAAAACATAAGAGAACTAGAAAGAAAAGGCTTTGTAATTAAAAAAGATATAATCATAAATGGTAAGCGTACCTTTGTGGTAGAATTACCTGCAGTTCTTAAAGTTGTTACTGGCAAGAAAAATAAAACGGTTAGATATTTTAGACTTAAAGAAACCTATACACCCGTTACGGTAACGGAGGATAACATAATTAACTCTTCAGAGGGTATGTCTATTGGTAATGCTGGTGTATATGAAGAGATTAAGATGAAAGGTTCTAACTACCAAAATGGTATTGGTTTTATGTTTGATGGTGGTGGATTTGAACGTCCTGCTTATACTGATATCCGTACCTTTGTTGAAAAATTAGAAAAAGAAGGTGGTTTTGAAGAAGGTTTTTTACCTGTATCAGAACAAGCTGTTTTATCTAAAGCAAAAACTATGGGTTATGATATTGAGTACATAGGTAATACTGTATACGTTAATCTTAATTCATTTGCTCCAGGAGGCGTTGAAAAAAACTTAGTTAAGGTATCTGATCTAACAATGGAGATGCTTGAAGAAAATGATTTAGGTCCTACTGCAGAAGACTTTGATGAATATGGTCCAGGCGGTGGAGGTGGAGTTGAAGCCGATGTAACTTCTGAAGAAGTTGATGCTTCAGATGTAACTTCTCAAGGAGTTGATGCTTCAGATAGACCTCCGGTAAGTTTAAGTTTATTTGATCAACTTGAAGAAACAAACTTAGAAGAAGAGTATCCAGCTATTGTTGATTTCTGGGATAAGAATGTACAAACTAATCCAGAAGCTAGACAAAAGCTACGTGATCAAAACATAAATGACCTTGAAGATTTTATTGCTCAAAGAAATGATCCAGATGTGATCTATGATAGTGACGAAGACTTTTTAGATAATATTAAATCTTGTATATTGTAATTATGGCTAAGTGTCCAAATAGAAATACAGCAGAATATAAAGCTCTACAAGCAGAGTTTGGTACAAATATTAAAACAGATAACATTATAAATGTTTATCAGGAGATTAATAATACAGAGGATATACCAACTGTTGCTCAAGCTAAAACCTATCTGAAAGATCAGAAGGCTGCTTTATCTGCAAAGAAATTAGATTTTAGAGAAGCTCTTGAAAAGAATATTATTGGTACAAGACGAGCCAGTAGATACAATGATGTTATCTATGTAAATAATACAGCAAAGGGAACTAGAATATCAAACAAGAAGATTGCTCAAAATAATATTCAGAGAATACAAGCTTTCCTTGATCAGAATAATATTTCTTATGGTCCAAGGCAGATGGTTGAATTTGTAGAAACAGATAATACATACAAAATTGTAATCAATGAAGACTTGTTTACAATGAGAGATGTTATTCCTGAAGCACGTGAAGATGCTAAAGGTCCTGTTAGAGCAATTCTAAATCATTTGAATAGAATGTTTCCTCAAGTTACAATCAACAATGTAACTAGAGTAGAAGCGGAGAAAATATATAACAGCTTGCCGGCAGACCAGAGAGCTAAAATTCCTTTTTCTGAAGTAAAATCTTTTTATGCAAATGGTCAAGCATATATTATAGGTCAAAGAATTAATGGTGATGTAGCAATAGAAGAAGTGCTACACCCATTTACAGATGCTATGTATAAAGAAAACAGAGCATTATTTGATGGCCTATTAAGAGAAGCTAAAGAAACTTTTGGTGAGTTAAGACAACAAATCAACCAAGCTTATAGTAATGATAGAGGGTTTAATCAGATGCATAGAGATCTTGAACTGGTTACTCAAGCATTAACAAGACACTTTAGACAAGAGTATGAAACTCAACCAACCAAGGGGTTCTTACAAAAGGTGAAAGAGTTCTTAGAATGGTTTTCTAATATCTTAAAAGACTTACATAAGTTTATTACAAACAGAGATCTTGCAATTAAGACAAGTGACATCAAAGAGACATCAAGTCTTTCTGATATTGCAAAGCTTTTAAACACAGATGATATTAAATTTAAGTTTGAGTTTAAAGCAGATAGGCAAGTAAGATACTCTCTTGATGACAAAACCAAAGCAGCAATGGATGTTGCAATGGGTCAGGCAACAACAGATGTTCAAAAAGATCTTATTGCTAAACTCCTTAATGTAGCTAAAGAAACCGATAAAGAAATAACCGGTTTTAGTGCAAGCAAAAATCCTGAGCTTTTTGATTCTGCAAGCCTGGTTGTGCTAAATGAAGAAGACCACACCTACTATGATATAGAAACAGGTGAAGAGTTTTATTCTACAACCAGAGCAATCAAAGGAGAGATGCTCAACAAAGAAGATAATGAAATTAACCTTGCTGTGGGTAATGACTTTGACGCAATCTTAAATGCCGTTGTATCAAAGACTTTAGTGGAGGATATAGAAGGTATAACTAAACTTTCTAAAGAGCAGGTTGAACAAGTGTATGTTGATCTTCAATCTCATTTAGATTCTCTTACTTCTGATGGTTCTGTTGCTATACCGCAAGTTGTATTGTTTGATAACCAAACAATTGAAATCAATGGTAAGACCTATGGGGGTATAGCAGGTACTGGTGATATACTTTTAATTACACCGGATGGTAAAATAAAAGTTCTTGACTTAAAGACCAGTCAAAACTATCTAAAGACAGATCCCGATAGATATGAGAAACCATATCCTTTGCAAGATGATTCTTTGGTAAAACAAAAATCAGACAAAGAAGCACTGAGTACAAAAGCACAACACAACCTACAGATAGCAATCTATAGAAGAATGTTACAGAACATGGGTTACACTGTAGCCGATGGTCCTAATGCAATAAGCACTTTCCATATTAAAGTTGATATTGAGAAAGATGCAAAAGGTAAGAAAGTTTGGAAAGGTGGTTATCAGATAGAAGGTATTTACCGTCATAGTGTTTCTCAAATGGAAGAAGTTGTTGACAAGATTATTCCAGAGAACCTTGATCAAGAACAACAAGATAGAATCAATGATGCTAGAAAAACTTCTCCTGATTACAATATGGCAGAAGAAGAACTAAGCGGAGATGAAGCTCAATCTGAAAACAATAATAATTCTAATGCTGAGGTCAATTACTACCTTGGTGCTTTAGAAGAATACTCAGCTGGTCTTGTAAAAAGAAGGGATGCTTTAAGAAAACTAAAAGGTGGTCTTGTACTTGACATGACTAAAGAAGGTACAATATCTGCAATCAATGATACCATTGCTAGTATAGAAGTTGCAGTTACTCAAGGACCACAAGCAATTAGAGCAGAGTATACTCGTGTAATCAGACAAGGTATTAAAGACTTGCAACAATTTACCGATTACATATTAGATTCAGAAAATATAGGTAAGCCTGAATATATTAACTATGTATTAAACTTTGATAGATATGCTCAAACCTTTAATGGTTTGATTGAACTATCAACTATAGATAATACACCTTTATCTAAAACACAAGCTAACCTAGTTCTTCAACTTCAAGCTAAGTTACAAAGATTGAGAGGTAGCCAAACAGAAACGGGCTTGGTTGATACGGCAATCTTCAACTTTGTTAAAGAAACAGTTAGAGCTGCATCATCAGCAGAATTTTCAGATGCAGATCTAGATGAAATATTAACATCTGTCAGAGATATTAATGATATTGAATATCAAACTGGTGATATGGCTACAAATAGAGATACTCTACTTGCCGTATTGGATAAGATATATAAATATAAAGAGCAAGAATACTTAGATAAAGCACAAGCAAGAGAAAATAAAATTAGAGCTGTTGCTGGTAAACTTGCTAAATTAGATCCAAGTACAAAACCGGAAGACCTTTATAACTTTATGTTAGAGTTTGATGAGGCTGGTTTACCAACTGGATATATTGTTCAGAGATTAGGTCCTCAATACTATAATAAGATCAAAGAACTTAGAGACTTACTATTTGATGAAGATGGTAATAGAATGGAATACATTGAAAAGTTTAATGAAGATGAAGCTACACCAGAAGAGCTAGCATATAATAAAAAGCTTTACGAGTTAAAACAAGAAAATGCTAGATTCTGGAGAGCAGAGAGAGGTACTAGCGAAGGTGATATTGTAGATGGAGATTACCATGCATACACAGAGGAGTTTAAAACTCTAAGGGCAAAGTATGAAAGACCTGAAATAACAGCAAGTGGTTTTGTTATTTGGAAAAAGAAAAGATCTGTAGATGCAAAGTCTTGGAGAAAGTTCAGACAAACTTATGGTGAGTACAAAGAAACTTTCTTTATGGATAAGAAAAATGGTGAGCCTACAGGGACTTTATCACCAGGTCAAATTTGGGTACCTTACAATAAATATAGATATGCAAAAGCTCAAGCTACTGTAAATGGTAAAAAGGTTAGCATGCTTAATGAAAAGTATGACGCCATAATGAATCCTGCAGTGGAAGACGAGTTGTCTATTGCAAGAAGAGAGTTCTATCAATTCTATGTTGAGACAATGGAGGAGCTAACAAAAAAGCTTCCACCTAATGTAATGGAACAAATGGCCGGTAGAATACCAACAATTCTTGCAAATAAAATTAAAAGAGAAGGTCCTGTTGTAGCTAAGATGTTTGCTAAAATGAAGAGAAATGTTGGTGACTTCTTTAAGGAAACAGGTAGTTATAGAAGAGTTGTAGTAAATGAAAAAGGTGAAATTGCAAACACTCTTCCTATTTATTACACAGGCAACTTGGCTACAGAAAAAGATCTTGAAAAGATTGAAGAAAAAAGAACTCTATTAAAAACCAGATTAGATTCTAAAGCTATATCTAAAACAGAATATAGAAATAAGATGGATATCTTAGATGTAGAGGAAAAAAGACTAAGAAAAAAACCCACAAGAGAAACACTAAACACTGATCTTGGAACAAGCCTTCTTAAGTTTAATACTATGGCTGAGAATTTTGAAGTCATGTCTACGATTGAAGATATTGTTACTTCATTTATTAAGGTATCTGATAAAAGAGAAGTCCTTGCTCCAGAAGCAAAATCAGATAATGTTGTTAGCGTTTTGGGAAATGCAATTGTTTCTGGTGCAAGTAAGGCTAGAAAGATGGTTCCTGTAGGTACACGAGAAAATGATCTTGAAAAGAATATTCAAAAGAGAATAAAAAAATGGGCTAGAATGGTTTTCTATGATAATGAAAATCTTACTCAGACTGCATTAGAAAAAATGTCTGGCTTACTAATGGGTTATTCTTCCTTTGCCTATGTAGCAACAAACCCTTTAGGTAATATTAACAACCTTACAATTGGTTTATTAAACAACACCATTGAACTTATGGGTGGTAGGTTCTTTAAAAGGAGGGCATACCTTCAAATGAAAAAAGAATTTAATGTTGAGCAGGTGCTGGCAAAATCAGTTAGAAGAACTGGGTATATACTTGATGGTAAGAAAGGTTACTATGATCCTAAAAAACCTATGACTAAATGGGAAGGTTGGGTTGATGTACTCCGTATGATGGATAAGAAAACAGAGATCAGAGAAACGGACCAAGATAGTTACTTTGAAAAGGCTGGTAGCTGGTTCTATTTGCTTAATGATAGTTTTGAATATAATGTTCAAACTAAAATTGGTATGGCAATGGTGGCCTCACATAAAGCAGTGGATGAAAACGGAAATGAAGTAAACCTTTATGAAGCATCTACATGGGACAGTAAAAATCAAACAATTGTTATAGATCCAAAATATAAGATCTATGATATGAATGGTAATGAGGTTGAGTGGAATGATCAATATAGATATAAGCTACGCAATCAAATTAGAGAGGTTAATAAAAGAATTCATGGTAGCTATGCACGAGCAGATAGAATGGTTATGCAATCACATTTTCTTGGTAAGCTTGCCGTACAGTTTAAAAAATGGGTTGCTCCTTCAATCAAATCTAGAATGAGAAGAGAGCAATACGATGAGAACTTAGGTTGGGTAGAGGGACGTTATAGATCTTTTACCAGTTTCTTTGCGTTTGCGTTTAAAAATCTATCAGATATCAAAAACTTAAATAAGGTTTATGCTGAAAAACTTGCAGAAGATTTTGCAAGAGAAGAGGGTATAAACTATGGTCACGTAGAACAACGTATCAAAAATAAAATTACAGGTGCTTATACTACAATGGGAGAAATTGGTTTAGTATTAACTATATGGGCATTAACTGAGCTCTTAGGTGGTGTACTTGCAACCGATGATGATGATGGTGAAATTGAAAAGAGATTGAAAAACCTTTTAAAGTACAATGCAGATAGAGCATCAAAAGAACTCTATGCTTTCTGGCCGGTTGTTGGTTGGCCGCAGGCTTATCAATTAATTAAGAACCCTATTGCATCAGCTAACGTTCTTGGTCAGTTCTCAGAAGCTATATATTCAACGGGACAAACTGCAGTATATGGATTGTTCTTAGATGATAAAGAGTTTAGAAAAAACAAAGAGGTTGTTTATCAAAGAGGTAAAAGAAAAGGAGATCTTAAAATGTCCAAGGAGTGGAATGATGTATTGCCTTTCTTATATACAATACAGAGATGGCAGAACTTTGATCAAGAAAGAGAGTTCTACGTTAAATAATCACCTATAGACGGTGATTAGTTTGAGCTGGGTTGTAGAGGGAGAGACAAGCCAAGTGGGTTAAAGCCCCAAACTCTAGCAACCTAGCCGTTATTTTCCTATTTTCCAATAAAGCTTTCCGGATACTACAGGCTGAAGATCTTGGTTTATACCTATACCAAGACCATATGCTTGTTTCTTTCTGTTTCTATAAAGTAATTCACCGCCAACATAGTTAAGCTGGTCAGTTCTACCTTGCATTCCAATTCCCCAATAAAGCTCTCTATTATTTAAATAGATCTCTTTTGTGATTGTTGTAGTAGGGTATATTAAATCATATGATATAGTACGTGCAAAGATTTTATTTTGTGATACAGAGTCTATAATTGTTAGATTAAGACTATCTAACTCTTGTCTATCTTGATACACATATGTAGCAAAGTAATCTCTAAGTATTGCTGTTGTGTCAACAGGTTGAGTTTTAACTATAGTATCTATTACGGTCTCTATTTTCTGTACATATTTAGGTACGTAAACGGGTACTTCTTTTGTAATAGTATCAAAGACAGTCTCAATCTTTGTGATAATCACAGGTTCTACAGGATCTTGTTTATCACAAGCCCTCATCAGCAATATAACAATGATTAATACAGCTATTGCCACAGACTGTATGCTAGTAAAATATTTTTTCATTTGTCTTCTGATTTTTCTGTTGCATACTTTACACCCATTATAGTACCTACAATACTAAACGCGTTGGTTAATAATATACCAAACATGTTAGACCAGGTACTCCCAATTATCTGAGTATCAGTACCCGACACTAAAGCAAGACCATACATTACAGTAGTAAGAACACCTACACCTACAATTATAACTAGTGCTACTCTCACAATAGTACCTATAAGCTCAAACTGACTACGCTTTTGCATTAGATCCAAATCCTCTAGTGCTTTATCCATTCCGGCTTCAGCTTGTTCTTTTAATTTTTGTGCCTCTTCTAAAGCTGCTTCAAGTTCAATCATTAAGGTTTCATTTTCCTTTTGTTTAGCTTCAAGCTCTTTATTCTGAGCCTGTACTTGTTTTGTTACTTGAAGTCTTTTTCTACGAGCATCTGTATCCTTTTTTTTACAAAGCTCTAAGTAATCTGCAAATTCCTGATCATCTTTGGGTGCACGTAATAGTTTTAGAAAGCTGCCTTCAACATATATCTTTTTCTTTTTGGCAACCTCTAATAGTACGTTCCTTGTATGTTCAGTTATTTCAATCACTTATATATTTTAAAAGGTGCTGTCTTTTTAACATATCCATCATAGTCTTTCATAAACTCTTCAAGACGTGGTTCAATGTCATCAGACTTAATAATCCAGAATTGTGCGCCTACCTTTTTGGCTTTCTCAATCTCTTGTGTATCAGAAGAAGAGGAGATAATGCCAATAACGCAACCATTACCATACTCATGGTTTACCTTTCTAATCATTTCAATACCATCATAAGAAGACCCAATGATATTAAGATCAACAAACACACACTCAGGTCTTTCATGATCAGGATCATCAGGAAACCATTTTTTAAATTTAGCATCTGCTTCATCAGAGCTATCAAGGGCTTCAATAGATAAGGCCATATCTAGTAGAGAGCACGCATCCTCAAATACTAGGTGGAATAGATTCTCATCATCAATTAACATTAATGTATTAATCATAATTCAATTTTTATTTTGGTTCCAGTTTCTTTTAATTTCTTTTCTGCGGATATTTTAAATCCATGTTCTTTTAATATTTCAATACATATGTTTAAGCCCAACCCTGTGCCTTGTTCTTGTTGGCCTTCTTTTCTGGCATAAGGTCTACTTAATTCTATAAATTCTTCTTGTGTTATACCACGACCGTTATCTTCCACCACAATAAATGAACCAGTATGGTAAGATCCTTCATGATATATTTTAACCCATTTAGTTGGGCTATCATTATACTTAAGACCATTACGAATTAAATTATCTATAGCAGTACAAAACAATGCTTCATTTAATTCTAATGATTCTGGTAAACTGTCATCTAATATTACTTGATTTTTATAAGCAGTTAACCTAAGATAGTCAATTAATATTTTTTTTGGATTGCAAGTTTCTGTGTTTAAGACAGCGTTCTCTTTTACCAAATTTGTAAACTCATATACACCAGCATACACTTTTTGAGCATGATGTAAACCATCTGTAATTAATTGCAGCGGTGCTTTGATTCTGAGTTCTTCAATATTTTCTTCAGTAAGTCTGCGGTTAAGGGACTTGATTCCTCTCGGTAGGTAAGTATTGATACCACTGTGCATATCATGTCTAATGATTTTTGCTGCATGTTCTAGGTATATATTTTTTTGTGATAAGCTTGACAGTGTTGCTTTTTTTTGTTGTAAAAATTCAACTACTACTATAAAAAAGGGTGGCATAAAACCAATAATACAAGCATATCCAAAACCGGCTAAAAAATAACTGGGTTCACAAAGACCAAATACAATACAAGTTTCTACACCAAAAAACGCTATCATAATAATGACAGCAATAAGTAAAGATATTCTACTCTTTTTTGATATACCCTGTAAAGCACCCATTACAAATCACTCTTACGGAAACCAAGTTTTTCAAAAAGCCATTTGCTGGGACAAAACTTTGTCCACACACCCACTTGTAGCATAACAACTACAAATAATATTACATACCAATTTTTAAGCAATAAACCCATCAATAGAACTAAAGACATCAATAGGTACACTGCTCTTATAGAAGAAAAGTTTTTCATAACATTTGTATAGTTTCAAAGAATGCAACCTGCAAGCGTAACCATATTTTTTTAGGCAAGCCTAAAGATTTAAATTCTTTTGTTTTAAAGTATTCATATGCATCCATATAATAATATACAATTTTTAAGCTTGCAAAACAAGAAGGGTCAGCCGCTTATTTGACTGGTTTTTGACAAATGTAATGGATAAACTACCCTTACTTATACATATATTATATATATATAAATCTCTCTATTATGAAATATTTTATCCTTTCATGCTTTGTGTTATTCTCTTCATTATTTGTTTCTGCAAAAGAAAAAGATACAATTCCTAAATCTGAAGGTGTTTTTGTAGAGATGGCAGTAAATGTTTCATACTACAATTCTCTATCTATTAGTATAGAAAAAGAATTTACTTATGGTAAATTTAAATTTGGCCCCCGAGCTGAGTTAGTGAATTTATTTACTACTGAAAGTTATAAGGGTGGGGATTCTACATATCAAATGAATACTCAATTCAGACTTAGATTAGTTCAAGTAGAATATCAATTAAACGATAAAATTAGAGTAGGAATTGCTCCGCTTTGGTTATTAGGTCCCCTTCCAAAAAACGGATATTACAAGACACCTACAACAATTTATGCCCATATTCAATTAAAAGAAGAATTTTCATTTGAACCTTCAATTACATCATCTAGTAGAGAATTAATCCAACTTTCCTTTAGAAAAATAATATAAAAAAAGGGGGGAGAGTTATAAGGCTCTCCCCTTACTTTTATCCTTCACAGCTTGCACACTCTAAAATATTTCTAGAGAATGCCTGGGCAGAGCTTTGACTAAATTGATAGTATAGTGTTTTAACACCCATCTCATGGGCGTACAAATACAATTGATTAATATCTTTTGCAGGTACGCTAGGATGAATCATTAAGTTTAATGACTGTGCCTGATCAATATACTTTTGTCTCTGAGCTGCCTGGAGAATAATCTCTTTTGGTGTGATTTCAATAAATGATTTAAACACTTCCTTAGTTGGAAAGTTTAAGTGTTGGACTGAACCATCTTTCTTTAGAATGCTATCCCAAGTTTCTTCAGTATTCAAACCATGTTTTTCTAACTCAGCTTCCAAGAATGGATTTTTATATACTGTCTTACTCTTGGCAAGATCTTTTATAAAGTAGTTAGATTTAATAGGTTCAATACCCATAGACACTTGACCATGAATAAATGAGCTTGATTTAGTTGGTGCAATTGCAAGCAACGTTGTATTTGCATAACCGTCTCTCAAAGATGTGTAACCTTTATACTCATGTAGCCACTTAGATGTTTCATCACTTTTATCTTTAATAATCTTAAAGATTTGGTTATTCCACATCTTAGCCTCTAGAGATTCAAACTCAATCAGGTTAGATTGTAAGAAAGAATGATAACCAAGAACACCAAGACCAATAGCTCTGTGTTGACTAGCAAATCTATAAGCTCTTTTTAATCCTGGTAATGTAGAAGATTTTGTAATAAACTCATCCATAACAGCATTCAAGAACATTACATAGATTTCAATGGCATCAGTCTCCTTAATCTCCTCCCAGTGTAATAGGTTTAAAGAACCAAGACAGCATACAAATGAATTGTAACTATCTGTAGGCAACTGGATTTCAGAGCATAAATTAGATGCTGTAATCTCTAGACCTAACTCTTTATAAGGAGAGTTATTGTTAGAGTTATCTTTAAACATAATGTAAGGAAACCCAAACTCATTACGCCTCTGAATAATCTTTGCCCATACTTTACGTTTGTCAGCATCTCCTTCTTTCATTTCTTGTAACCAAGCATCACCTACTGTAATACCATACTGTAAGTTTTGAATAGGATTACCCTCACTACCAATATCTAAGAACTCTAAGATATCTGGATGTTCTACTGGCAACCAAGCAGCACAAGCACCGCGTCTTGCTTCTGATTGTTTACACACATCAACAACAGTATCATAGATTCTAGCATAGTGAACTGGTCCATCTGCAGTACCACCGGTTGATATAGTAGCACCACGCTCTCTAATGTTTCCTAGAAATACACTAGTGCCTCCACCATATTTAGACATCATACCAATCTCACGACCAGCATTAAGGATGCTATCTAAAGTATCATCCACATTAGAACCATAGCAACTAATAGGTAAACCTTTTTGCTTACCGAAGTTAATCCATACAGGAGTAGACAAACTGTAAAAACCACGAGCCATGTAATCTTCAAACTTCTGAGCAAAACCCTCAATTTTAAGATACTTTTCAGCTGTGTTTGCAATGTCTTTAATTCTTTGTTCAGGACTTTCATTTATATAACCTCTTGATAAAAAGGTGCGGCTCTCCTCATTAAGCCAATAGTATTTCTTATAACTCATTTTCTTAGAATAAATCATCAACGGTTATGCTTTTACTTTTCTTGTTGTAATCAATTTGCTTTTTGTAAAAGAAATCTCCTTCTTTGGTAGCAGTAATCTCAACATCAAACCATTTTGTTGAAGCTAACAAATCAGCATCAACCTCAAAGAAAGGCTCCATACCAATCTTCTTTAGTGAGTTATTAAAACGGTTCATGATAAAATGTTTAATTGTTTCTTTTGGTAAGAACTCAAGCTCACCTTCTTCAAAGATCCAATCTAAGATACCACACTCAGCAATGTATGCTTTGTTACAAGCAGAGTAAATAATATGATCAAACTCTTCATCAAACCAATCTGGGTTCTCAGATTTGATAATATTAATAATCTCTACACCAAAGTTACCATGAATGTCTTCTTCTTTACTTGTTGCTTCAACAACATTAGAGATACCTTTAAAGATATTCTTCTCTTTGTTAAAAGACATCATGATTAAAAACTGGCTAAACAAACTAACATGCTCTATAAACAGTGAGAATAAAAGAACGGACTTAGTATACATTCTATTATCTCTACTGCGAGATCCATCAAGATACTTTTTAAGGTAGCTAATTCTACCTTTGATTGCAGGAATTTCAACTACAGTTTTAAACTCTTCCTCCAATCCTAAGATTCTTAATAGTCTAGCATATGCATCTTTATGGCGGACCTCAGATTCTGCAAAGGTCATTCCTACATCTCCAATCTCTGTAATTGGCATCCTCTTATAAAGGTCTGCCCAAAAAGTTTTCACATTAACCTCAATTTGAGCAATTGCAAGCATGGTTCTTTTAATTACTTCACGCTCCTCATCAGACACTTTAATTTTAAAATCATCTATATCTGTAGTAAAGTTATATTCTGTGTCAATCCAGTAAGAATGTCTAATAGCGTCCTTATATTCTAACAGACTGGGATATTCATAGGGAAGGATGTTTTCCCTGGCCATAAAAATGTTTCTTGTCATAATGTTCTTATTTAAAATCAGTTAGAGAAAAAAAAGCTATGCAGTGTTACCAATAAGGCTTTCTGCATAGCGGTTAATGTATAATCAATTTACAAAAAATTGATGAGGCTTCCTAAAGGAAGTTTGATTATTTCCAGATAATGTTGGCGTATTCAAACTTGATAAAAAATAAACCTATAACAATTCCATACATGCGTCTCCATTGATCATCTTCACAAAGCACTTCATTGTTGATGATTTGAAATCCAAGCATGGGTTGACCTGGTAAAATGGTCCACATTGTTTTGTGGTTAAATGATACGTTTGTTGGTTTCATATTTAAAATTTAAAGTTTCTGAGTTTAAGGTTTCAAAATCTGCTGTAGATTTTGTATATTATATGTAGATAGTGTACAAATATAATGATTTTGTACTCCCTATCTTTTTTTATTTATAAGTATTTGACAAATGGATTTCACAGAAATAATTATCACGGTCATAACTGTTGCTGGTTCAACGGGAATATGGCAATTCATATCAACACGATATAAAGAAAATAAAGAAAAAGAAAAATTTGACCATATAAATAGTGACGGTGTGCAATATAGAGATGACCTAAAACATAGAGTCCGCAATCTTGAAGAGCTCTTGTCTAAGTCTTCACAAGAGAAAGATGAGATGAGAGAGCAAGTATTAGCGTTGACTGCGGAAGTCCACTCCTTAAGGGTTAAGGTGGAATTTTTAGAAAAAGAAAATGAAAGACTAAAGAACCTGTAACTCTGTGATTTTGAAATGATTTAAAAATTTCTTATATTTATAGAGTAACCATTAATATAATAAAATGATTAAAAAAGTATTAAACAGCATCTGGAATTTTTCACTTAAAAAAGGTTGGGATTGGATCTGGTCTAAGACTACTGTTGATGAACAAGCTATTGAAGCTGTAAAAGAAGTTAAACAGAGAGCCAAAAGAGTTAAAGAAGAATTGGCAGATGTTAAAGAAGCTGTTAAAGAAGCTGTAGAGCAAAGCAAAGATGTTGTAGATGCAGCTAAAGGCAACAAACGTAAAGGTAGACCAAGAAAAAAGAAACAATGAAAAAGATTATAAGTTGGTTGAGCGGTCTTCTTAAAGATGAGAAGGGAACCCCATCTTCTAAGAGATTTATTGGAATCCTATCTGGGATTTCTTTGTGTGTTACATTATTTGCTAACCAATTTACTGAGGAGCATATTGCTCCTTCTCCTATTTTAATAAATGCAGTTGCGGCTTTAGCCTTTGGTACTTTAGGTCTTGCTTCTGTGGATAAGATTTGGGGTAATAAAAAAGATCAAGAGTAATGGCAAAGCTAGTAGGCGGGGTTTATGAAAGAAAACCTAAAACCAAAAGACCTGGTGTTCATGCAAAGACTAAATCTAGTAAAAGCAAGAACAGCACTAATTATAAAAAAAGATATAGAGGTCAAGGAAAATGAATTGGCAACTAGAAATAGCGTTTCACTGGCCCCATGATAGACTTGCTCTTGGTTGGGATTATATGAGACCAAATGAAGACTTTAATTATACAACCATTAAGTTGTATTTATTTATTATGACACTAACATTAGATATAGAATAAAATGGGAAATATGAAAAAAGTACCAGCAGGTAAAAAATACAATGGCCTAAGAAGTCTTTCAACTGCAGTACGTAACAAAATGGGTTATATGAAAGCTGGTGGTGAAAAACTACTTATGAAAGCTGGCGGTATGTTAGACTTTGCTGAAATGGCTGCAGATAAAATGAGATATGGTGCAGAGAAATATGGTTACGGCAAAGAAAAAATGAAAAAAATGAAAATAGGCGGTACATCAGGTAGAAATACATACTCAGGACCTACAAAAAGAAAGAAGTAAATGCAAATACTAACTGACATATTAAGCCTCTTTAAGAGAAAACAATTTGTAACGGAAGCAACTCCGGATGATCTTGTTGTACTTGGTAGACATGAAGAACCTGATATGTTGGGTGTTGCATCTCCTATTCCTTATAAGAGTGCTAAGTTAATTAAGGTTAAAGACCTTATTGACGCCTCTAGTAATGTTACATATACCAACATTAATAATGGAACAGGAACTAATCCTGTAGGTATTTATAAAAACACTACTACAGCACCGGCTTCTGTTAATCTTAGAAGCTTGTGCAGTACGGGTAACAATTTATCTGTTACTCTAAACAATAATGAAATTGAGATTTCTACAACCGGTGAACCAAACACTGCTAGTAATCTAGGAGAAGGAGCCGGTGTCTTTGTAAACAAGTCTGGTGAAGATTTAAGATTTAGATCTATCACATCCAGTGATGGTTCTGTTCAAATTCAACAAAGTGTAACAGAAATAGATTTAAGTGTTAATCAAATATCAGCACCGTCAGGTCCTCCGGCTTGGGCTAGATATGATTTCTATGAATCCTTTGACAACGGTACACAGTTCACTATCAATGATGGAGCTTTTTTTCAACCAATAAATGTTCTATATAGTACTATTATGAGTGGGTTTAATCCTTTTCATTATACTAATGGAAGATTTGAGTTTAGTCAAAGTGATAAAAATAAGGTGTACACGCTTACTGTTGTATTTAAAGCATCTGCACCAAATGCAAATCAAACTCATATAGATATTGCATTTACAGCTCAAGGAGATTATTCTAGACTTGGTAAAAGCATTGGTTTCTATAAAGGAAATGGAACAGTTCAAAACTTTCATGAAATGTTTCAATTTTATGTAGATCAAGATTTAATTGATTGGGGTTTGCAAGTAAATATTGGAGCAGATGGAGGTTCTGTTTTTGTAGGAGATGTTATTTATTTTATAAATGAACTAAAGTAAGTATGCCTGCAAAAAAGACAAAAACTAAAAAAAGTACTGTTAATGCATCTGGTAATTATACAAAACCCAGTATGCGTAAAGCTTTATTTGAAAGAATTAAAGCCGGTAGTAAGGGTGGACGTCCTGGTCAATGGTCAGCACGTAAAGCACAAATGCTTGCTAAACAGTATAAAGCAAAAGGTGGAGGTTATAAAACTAAAAAGTAATGGCTAAAACCAAAAGACAAAAAAGTTTAGATAGATGGACTAAACAGAAGTGGAGAACTCCTTCTGGTAAAAAGTCTTCAGAAACTGGTGAAGTCTATGCTCCATCTAAAACAATATCTAAGCTTAAGAGTACTGCAGCGGGTAGAAAAAAATTAGCAGCAGCAAATAAAAAGAAAAGAGCTGCAACTAAAAAAGGTAAACAACATGCTAGTCATGGATTACATAAAGGCAAAAAACGATAAATAAAAATTAAAACTAGATAATTATGAACTTTGTACAAGAAGTCTTGAACCTGTTAGTAAGAAAGCAGGATAAAGATAAATTAGAACTCACGAGAGACTGGTTTGAGTTTGGGAGAACAAAGACCAGCAGATTGGCTACGCCAGCATACTCTCCTAAAATGACCCCTCATGCGATCAGATATGATGATCTTAAGTGTAACATTATTTCTGGTCTTGTAGAGGGAACTGGAACTGAACACACATTACCAATGTGGTCTACAGTCAATGAAAATAACTGTAGTGTTCAAACAATTGTTGATTCAATTTTCAGTCAAGATCCCGCAGCAAGTGAAGGTTTGGTAAGTGGTGACTTTAGAGTTAGTGGTAACACCGTACTTGAAGGTGATTTATTAGTATTAGGTACTCAAACTATTGTTGAGTCAACTGTAGTACAGGTGGCTGATAACATTTTCCGTATTAACTCTACTGGTGCTCCTCTTGATTCTGGTATTGAAGTAGTTGTTCCTGCAGGTATTAAAACTTGGGCATGGGATAATGCACGCGGTTTGTGGTCAACTTTTGGTGAAGATATGGCCACACGAGATGCCAATATTTCTGGTGCACTTAGAATGGATGGTGAAAACCTAGTGAATGTTGTTAATGAAGCAGAAGGTTTAGCATCAAATGATAATGATGAATCTTTAGCAACAGTTGCGGCTATTAAAGATTATGTTGATAGTCAAGCTGGTGCTTATGTAGTTGATGTACAACTTATAGGAGATGATCTTCAATTTACCGGAGTAGGTGCTGCATTCTCAGGAACAGTTAATTTATCTAAATACCTAGATAACACTGATACACTCTATGGTTACGATGTAAGAAATAATGGTTTGAATGGTGGTGATCTTAGGTTATTAGGATCTAATGGCACAATTGATCTTGTTTCAATTAATCCTGGATCAAATGTTACACTTGCTGTAAATGAACCGGGACGTGTAATTGAAATAAGTGCTGCTAATACAAACGATATTGATTATGTATCAGATGTTCAGTTTAATGGATTTCAACTTGAATTTACAGGTGTTGGAAATGCTTTCACAGGTCCTGTAGATTTAAGTGACTTAGATGTTACTTATGATTTAGAATTAGCAAATAATATTGCTCAAGGAGGTCAGATTAGATTAGTAGGATCTAATGGTACTCTTGATGCTATTTCAATTAATCCTGGACAAAATGTTGTCCTTAGCGTAGACCCAGTAGGAGGTGTTATTGAAATAGATGCTAATGATACAAACGATATTGATTATATTTCTGATGTACAACTTATAGGTACAGATCTTCAATTTACTGGGGTAAATAATGGATTCTCTGGAACAGTAAGTCTTGCCTCATTAGGTGGTGGCGGTATGGCACTATCTGATATTGTTGCTGGTGATAAAATTAATGTAAGTGTTAACGGTAGTGCGGGAACAGTAACTGTTTCTCACCAAACAACTACAACAACACCAACTACAAGTACTCAAAGTTTAACATATGGTGCTACGTTTGATGCCATTGTTGATGTTACTCATGATGCATATGGTCACATTACAGGTTATGACACAAGAACCTTTACAATGCCTTTGTCATCTGGCGGAAATTATACTGCAGGTGCTGGTTTAGATCTTAATGCCAATGAATTTAGTTTAACAGATGTTTCAAGAACTAATAGTTCTAGCACAGCAAGCCCTACACATTCGGGAACCTTTACTGTAATTGATGATATTACTACAAATGCTAAAGGTCAAGTAACTGCAGTAAACGTTAAGTCTGTTACTCTTCCTACTTCAGGAACTGGAGCTGATGGTGTTATTACAAATGTAACTTTTGATTCTAACACTAGTGTATTAGACTTTACTGGATCTAATGGTGGATTTAATGGTAGTATTAACCTTGCTTCTTTAGCAACTACAGAGACACTTACATCATTATCAAGAAGTAATGATTTGCTTCTTTATACGGATGAGAACGGTAATGTAACTAATGTTGATTTATCTGACTATGATAATCCAGATCAAAACTTATGGGCTAACATTGCTGTTGCAGGTCAACAAACAATTACAGCTAATACTACAACAGATACATTAGAATTTGTTGCGGGTACTGGAATTCAATTGCAAACAAATACTGTTCAGAAAAAAGTATTTATTACTAATACTGTAACTGATACTAATGATATTGACTATATCAGCGATGTAGTTTTAAATGGTACTAACTTAGACTTTACTTCAGTTGGTAACGCTTTTGCCGGTAGTGTTGATTTAAGCAGCTTCTTAGATGATACTAATGCCACTTATAGTTTAGGTTTAGTTGCTAGTGGTTCAAATGACACGGTTGTTAAATTAACTGGTGCTGGTGGTGGTGCTGATAGTCAGTTTACTATTGCTGGTGGTTCAGGTATTACTGTTACAGAAAACTTAAGCACTAATACTATTGCAATTGCATCTACTATAACTAATACAAATGATATTGATTATGTAAGTGATGTAGTACTTAATGGCACTAATTTAGACTTTACAGGTGTTGGTAATGCCTTTGGTGGTAGTATTGACTTGAGTAGTTTCTTAGATGATACAGATACAACATACACTATATCAAATGCACAAAATGCTAATGATGCTGATATTGTTTTAACTGATTCTAACGGAGTTGACAGTATAGTTACATTGGTTGCAGGTAATAATATTAGTTTAACAGCCAATGGAGTAAATGGAATTACAATTGATGCTACAGGTGGTGGCAGTAGTTATACATTTGGTACTTACTTAACAGAAACAAGTGGTACTGTTAATCATGATGCAACTTCTAGAACTGATACTACTTCAGCTGCTGCACCTGGTCATGGACAAACCTTTACTGTTGTTGATGATGTATCAACAAATGCAACAGGACACGTTGATGCTGTAAATGTTAAAACAATAACATTACCAAATCCAGCTACTGCTTGTTTCTATAATGATTTATGGATTGGTTCAAGAACAATTAATACAACTACTTTTAATGATATTGATGGTAGCGGTGGAGTCTCACTTGGTTACAGAAATGTATCAGGTAAGGCATTAAACTTAGTTGTGTCATGGACAATTATGCTTGAAGATATTGGTGGTGGTGGTTCACACGGCTGGAATACTCGTTTAGAGCATTTTGATCAAGGTGGTAACTCAATTGCTACTGTAGTTACTTGGCAAGATAGTCAAAGCTTAAGTGCTGAATATCCTGTAACAAGAACTTATACTGGTTATATTGAATTACCTGATCAAGAAATGGTTATTGCTCAAATTGCTAAACCTACTGCTATTGCACCTGACTTTACGCTTTTACAAGCAAATATGAATATAACTGTAACAGAGTGTGTTAGTGCCAATTACGGTGAAGGAGCTGTTAGAGCTTAATAAAGTATGGCTGATAAAAAAGATAGTAGATTAACAAGAGCTGGGGTCTCTGGGTATAATAAACCTAAGAGAACCCCATCTCATCCTACTAAGTCACACATAGTTGTGGCTAAAGAAGGAGATAAAGTTAAAACTATCCGCTTTGGACAACAGGGTGTTAAAACAAATCAAACTGTAGGACAACGTAAGGCATTTAAAAGCAGACATGCTAAAAATATTAAAAAAGGTAAAATGAGTGCTGCTTACTGGGCTGATAAAGTAAAATGGTCTCCTAGTAAAACAAAGTCTAGTAGCACTAAATGGAAAAAAGGATAAGAGTATAATAATAATTATTATCTAGTTTGATTGGAAAGGGGAGTTTAATTACTCCCCTTTTTTATTCCATATAATACCAATACCCCATTTCAACCAGACAAGGTCTATACTAGTATAGCCATGCCAGTCAAAGTCATTATAATGTACGATTGCGGGTGTTATATACCACCTATCCATACTGTAGATTTCTACTTTCATTTTGATTTCATTTTTATTAACCGTATTTTTATAGTATAGTAACCATAAATTTACATAAGATGAAAAAGTTACTTTCTTTTTTTGCGCTAATTCTTTTAGCGTCTTGTGCAAGCTCAGAAGCAATTACTTACGAGCCCACGTTTAATCAATGTGGTGTAGAAGACTGTACAGTTACATCTATTCATCACCACATCACGTTTATTGATTAACGATTACTTAGCCCACTTTCCACGGTGTACTAAGATAGAGATGATTGAATAGTTGGATAGATCAATCCACGAATCTTCAAGACTCTCATTGTTAGGTTTAACATGGTTGTTGACGATATTCAAGATGCGTTGGATCTTGTCATTCATTCTAAACCATAAACCCATCAAACTCAACTTACGGTTCTCAGATTTCTCTGTGTCTTTACCAAGAGTGATATTCTCCGGACCGTAGTCTAGTTGTTTCTTACAAAACAATTCATACTGTACCTGCTGGATCTTTTTAAACTCGGCAGTTGTCTCAGGATATTTTGCTTCACAGATGGCGACAGGGTCTCCGTATTGGGGGCTCTGCTCATCTTTTAAAGAATCTGCAGAGTCCGGGTGCTCTTCAAAGTGATTTCCAAATGGATCATTCATATTAATATTTATTTATTTGTCTAGAGAGTTTCTGTAAAAGCTCTTCATCCTGTATATATGGGACCAGCTCCTCAAGTAGTTCTTTCATGAACGTCTTAGACTTTTTCTTTGAGATTTGATAATTAACTCTTTCTACCTGGAAAAGATGGTAAGCTTCCTCTGAAGTATTCTTTAACTTCTCATAGTATTTAGCGAGCCGCATATCAATCTTTCTACTTCTATCCATATTAGTGATAGTGGGAAAAGCTTTATGCAGCTCATCAATTCGGCCCTTTAAGTATTGGACCTCCATAAGTTTATGTATTTGTTGTTCTGTCATCTTTAATCATTTTATAAGTAAGGTAGCTAAAAAATGCTACAGTAATAAATATAACTATAATCCAGTCAATCATTTTTCTTTGGTTTTTTAATTAAACACAAGGGACAAATTTTTGTCATTCTTAATCCTGGCGGAATAGGATCTCCGCAGAGTTTACACTTGTTCCAATCCTTCTTGTTCATACTTGTCTTTTACTCTATCTGCAATAGGGACGGGGTCCCCATTTTCATCTATCCTTACAAATCTAATGTTTGTTTGTAAAACTACAGTCTGGTTACCAGAATAAACATTATGTGCTCGTGCTTCTAAGTAAAAGGTTATACTAGTATTACCTATATGTACAACCTTGCCGTATATCTTTATGAGCTGTCCTTCTTTTGCAGGCTTCTTAAAGATACATTTATCTATCATTACTGTTACCATACGCGGAGTATCACATACTTCCATAGCGTATGCGGCACCAGCAGCGTCTAACCAAGCAAGTAACTTACCTCCAAAGAGATTAGCGTGGAAGCCAAGGTCTGATTTTTTTATTGGGTGTGTTGTTATTAACTGCATCATTAAATTCTTTTTCTACTTTCTTCCAATAAGTTATTAGTTCATTTGAACCAACTCCTTCTGCAAAATATAACAATTGTGTTATATGCTTTTTACCATCATCTACTCCTAATTTATTTAGGATTTCTTGAGCTTGCACTTTTCCTTCTGGCATTACAGTAACTCTATCTTAGGAATCTGTGTAATTTCTACAGTAGATTCATTAAAGGATATCTTTTTAAGAATGACACTTAAAGAGAATGCATCATGGTAATCCATTTTTCTGTGGATCTTTTGTTCAAACTCAAAGCCATCTCCTGTATTTAGAACAGAGTAGATAATTTTACCTTTAACATCATCTGACCATTCTTCAGAATCACTACGTGATAATATATAGAGTATACCCTCTGATGTGGTTATCTCTTCAAAATCATAATCATGTTTTCCGTCTACAAATATTTGTTGTTTCATAATTTTATTTTAAAAGAAGAAGGGCCCGCAGGAAATGCAAAACCTGCGGATTGGTTGCCCTTCCTATGATTAATCATTATTAGCTGATGCCATGATTATTAAACCTAGTCCTAATAATAATATTAAAACTGTCTTTATCATATAACCATCTTACCATTATGAATTATTTCCATAGCTATTGATGGTTCCCATGATCTATCATCATCCCATTCATAATCATAAATACTTAAAAGATTTAGTCTATAATAACCTTCATCATTTTTAAATTTGATTGGAAAAATCCTATTAATGGTTTCTTCTTGATCATCTGATAAGAAATCACGTTGATCAACTTTAAAGTATATACCTTCTCTTCCATTAATAAAGGAAGAGCTTATATAAGGTAGATCTGAATTGTATTCATTTTTAACAAGAATACCTTCACCTTTAAGAACAGATGCTGCATGCTTTAATAAGTCTGCAAACTCTGTTTTTATATCTACCTGTTTCATAAATCAAAAGTATATTGTTCTTCTTCAACCAACTCAACTTCATCAAACATTGTAGTTTGATTTGGATCTTCTACAACATCTTTTGTTTGAATACCCATTTGACCCAGTAGATCTGCAACGATAAAGTCATGAAACTTCTGAGAGTCACTTAACCAAGAACGTGGGTGTGACTTTTTAAGAGCATGTGTAACATGATTGTAGAAAGCCCAGGCGTTTTCTTGGTCCGCCTGATAATCATAAGAAGGTTTAGACATCTCTTGTTTTACAGTAACAACTTGATTGACATCAAGAATTTCTTCTTGAGCATACAAGCGTCCTAAAAGTTCTGCCTGTTCTTTTACTGAGAGTGTTACAGTTCTTAGATTGTTTCTGTCATCTATAATTCTCTTGTAATACTTCTCAGCATTTTTAATCTGATTAGAGATCTGCATTCTAATCTCATAATCTGCAGATCCTGTATGCTTTCTAGCAAACGACATCATATCACCTGCAACCATACCATTATAACAAACCATTACATAGCCACCAATAGCACATTGGAAGCGGGTGCTTTTGTCATAAGAGTTGGTCCAAGCAAACATCATTCCTAGTTCAGTCTCTGATTTAACAGCAGGATCAATTGGATTTGAGGGTATAATATGATAAATACCCTGAGCTACATTAGCATTTACATTTGCTCTGTAGAGTTCTCTGGTAACCGTGAAGCCACTGGCATTCAACATGTTAAGAGTGTTTTCAATTACATCTCTATGTGGTATTACTGTATAAGTATCACCGTGAGATGGTAGCGGAGCGTTCTCCAAGTAAGACTTTGTTGTTTCTTTTGGACGTGAATATCCCATGTTTAAACTTATTTAGTTTCAAATATACAAATTAAGTTGGATCAATACAATTAAAATATATATCTGATAGTATCAAGGTTGAAATATTTTGAATATATCTCCTTGAATTCATTTAACAATCTTGATTTGTGGCTCAGAGGATATCTCATTATACCCTGCTTGTTTTTAATTTCTGAGCTATATTTCATCAACTCCTGAGCTGATTCTGAAGATCTTGCCATTTGATTAGCATGATTAGTGAGTGCAATTACCTCACATTTATTTTCACCAGCAATATCTTTTACTGTTTTAAACAGATTATCATACTCTTCTTTCCAGCCATGATAAAAGATCAGAGGACTATAGTTTATATGTACCTCCCAACCTAACTCTTTAAGGCGGTTAATGTCATGTATTCTGCGCAAAATACTTGACATTTTAGGCTCTAAGATGTCAGAATATACTTGGGGCATAAGACTTACACGTACCCTAGGTTTCTTATTGAAGTGGTTTACATCTAGCTTCAACAAATCAGGATACTTAGTAGCCATAGTACTATTAAGTCTAGGATGATCATCGTATCTTTTAAGATAGTCTATCAGGGGTTCAGGCATATGTTTCTGCATCAGTACTAAATCACTGTTACAGGCCACATCTACCATAGTGTATATAGGATCCTGTTGATCTGGTACTTTGACATAGTCTTTTTCCCATTCAACAACAGACTCAAATATCTGATCAACATTGCTGTTTACAAAGACTCGGTCTCCATTATACCTAGACATATAACAATAAGTGCTAACACATCCACCAAAACATCCATAAATAACGTTTGGTGCAATGCAATTAGCACTATTGTCATTGTCCTTAGTAATTAGAGTCTTAGTCTTTTGAACCTTGATCATCTATTATTTCTACTTCAGCCCAGGCAACTAAGTGTACTACTTCTCCTGTATCTGTTGTACAATAAGAATACATTCCATCAATACTTCTAAAGTTCAATTCATCTCCAGATTTAATTTCAGGAGCTCCTGGTGGTACTTTAATATCACCAATGACTTTAATTCTTGAGTTTTTGGGTACGTTATATAGTTCCATTATGCATCTTTTACAAATTGACCATTAACCATTTTACCTGTACGTTTAGCAATTACATTATAAGCTGATTCAAGACACTCTTCTAATTTGAGTCCTTGCATCTTAGCCTGAATGATCAGGGTAACCATAATGTCACCCATAGCGTCAATGATTTCTGCTCTATCATCAGCATTAACAGAGGTACATAGCTCTGTTGTTTCTTCTAGTGTTTTAAGAGCTTGCGCCATTGGAGTGGCTTTAGACAAGATTCCCTTGTCTGCAGCCCATTGCTCTACAGCAATTTCTAATTCTGAATAATTCATCTTCCTGGTATATTTTTAATGTTATCTTCTTTATTGATCTTATGAAGACCAAGTTTTTTATTTAAAGGAAGAACAAATTCTTTACAGTATTGCCAATCACAAAATAATGTATGATTAACACCTGCATCAGACATGTCCTTCCATGCTATTCTTGCAACCCAATTTTGCATATTAAAATAAAGTAAGCTGATTACTGCTCACATTAGTAATATTATCTATCTCTTGCTCTATAGCTTCTAGATAATACGCTCTGTTAATATTATAGTTCTCCCACTTGGGTTCAATTTTCATCTTGTTGAATACAGTCTGCAACCACTGTCCAGATTCAAGTTGAATCTCCCGGCCATCTGACTTATTTACTTTAATGATCTTGATCCCTGAGTTAGAAATATAATAACGATTAATCTTCTGAAGATCCTCTTCTTGATATTTCTGATCCTTTATATACTTTGCTACTTGTTTCCAATCTCCTTTAGATTTACCACCAATACAATAGTCTAATATGTTTTTGTTTTGATCTAGATAATCCTGCGGTATAATATCATGTATAAAATAATTATATATTGCCTTGGGTATCACTAGCTTAGACTTATTCTTATGTAGTTGTAATCCATAGAAATCAAATCTACCCTTTAGTTTAGCTGGAGCAAAGTAGAACTTGTCTCTTTCTATTTTGAATTTGTAATGAGGGTTTTTTCTTTTAACTTCTCTCCAGGTAGTAAGATCAACTTCTTTGTAGTTGTTGAGGCCAATATAATTGTTGACATCACCAACAACGAGTTTTTGATATTCATCATGTTCTAACTGTAAATTAGTTATCTGTTCCCACTCTTTACAAATCTCCATATAAGTATCTACATGCTCTCTTGGTATCTTAGTTTCTAAACCATCTGTATTATGCATAATTGCTAATGCATTTGGTATACGTTCCATAATCATCTCATACAATAACATTAGACTAAGCTGACCGTTAATTGTAATTCTCATAGTTAATTCTGGATCATAAAAGAAACTGTTCCTATCATTACTAAGACCGAAGGTTGAGTTAAGAATAATCTTGTAAACATAGTTCATTGGATTACTCTTAGGTATCTTCTTTCTCTCTTCAAAGAACCATTCATACTGATCACAAAATTGTTCTGCAGGGAAATGCCCCGGTGACCATTTGTTTCTAATAACCAAATTAGGATAGAATGATGTAACGTCTGAAGACATTATAACATACTCATCATCAGATACATACACTCCTGATTTATTTGCACCATGAACACCACCAATACCAAAGTCTGTTTTAACATTCTTGTATGTAACAGAATATTTAAAAACACCTTTTAATGATTCTGGATTAATTTCCAAGGCGTTAAATCTATCAAGTAAACTCTTGAATTCAGGAGATACAAACTTTATATAGGGTAAGATAATATCTTTAACCCTAACAACATTCCTGTAAGTTCTTAATTGCTTAAGGTCTCTTTTTGGGATGTTTAGTTTTTCTGACATGTAATAAGCAAAAAGCTCTTTACTTATACGAGGCTCAGATGCACTGTATAGATTAATACTATACGTATTAGTCAATTCCTTTCTTAATTTAATCAACTCATGAGATCTATTAAAAATTTCTTTAGTAGACTTCACATCATTGATATTGTAATCCAGAATTGTTTCAATCTGCTCTATTGTGGTTATATTAACAGAATGGTCTATAGGCATGTCAAGCATGTTATCCCAGTCCATACTATACTGTATCCACTTAAGACTAGATCTTTTTGCTGGGTTGTCCCAGTGATGCATCTTAAAAAGATCAATCTGACCTATACACATTTTCCATTGTGGGTAGTCATGAAAGTCTTTAGCATCACTACGAGCTATACACTTACCAGCATATTCATATATAATACCAGCTATATCACCAGCACTCAGATTTTCCCAGAGTTCATAGTTCTCAATGATATAGTGTGTGATTTGTGCATCAAACGCTAAACCATTGTAAGAAATATGCCACTCCCGGTTATCCGTATTTTGTTTTAAGAAATCTATGAAATCATCAAAGTCATTACGAAGATCATGAACAACAAAGACTTTTGTTTCTGTAGTCTTATAGTGTTCAAATACTGCCGTAAAGCAATTTGATAATGTCTCATAGTCCATTACCCAGTGATTCATATCTGCATTTTTTATAGGTGCCAAAAAAAGCCCACAAGGGGCTCTCTTTGTTTGGGTGAGTGTAAGCTTACTGACCCGGCATTATGATGTTTGAAACTTTTGTTTCCTTTACATCTACATCCAAGAAGCTTTTATAATCAAAAGAGGATGCATTGATTGCAAATAGTTCAACAAAGGTTTCTATATCTGCTTTTTCATTTAGATAGAACTCATTGAATGTATCAATCTGAACTCTTTGTTCTTTAACGGTCTTCCCTGTCTCCATGTTAGGAGTCTTTAGTCTTTGGGGTTGACCATTATCATCCAGACGAGGCATCATATGGAATGATTGTTTTCTATCTTTTGTAATTACTGCTAAAATGCTTGATGCTGGATCAAACATAGCTTCAACGTATGGTGAATCATTACTCACCGGAATCAAACTAAAAGATCTTGCATTTCTGAAAACAGAGTGTACAAGCATCATGTTGTTACCTAATGTATTTGCCATTGGTTTTAAAATTTATCCAAAGATATTGAATTGTTTCCAAAAATTTCAATCTCCTGTGGAATATTCTCAAAAATTGTTTCTTTCTCAAGGTCTGGTGGTGAACATAACTCATAAACATTTTTTATGAGATCAAGATCAACACCTAAAGCATCTGCGTATAATTCATGATATTCATCAGGGCGTAGGAAACTAACTACATAGTCTGATATATTTCCTACAGTTCCAAAGAATTCTTTAATTATATCTTTAGAACGTAAACTAAATTTAGAATACTTACCCTTTACAAAAGCTTTATGATCATACTTATATTCTGACATATCAAATACATATACATGCTTATTCTCATCTATTTGAAAGTATGCTTCTAAAAGTGGGTGTGATTTAAGATATCTTGTTTCAAAGCTTAAGTATTTTGTTGATGATTCTGCATTGTATAAACACATTAATTTCATATCATCAGGAGAGTAAAGTTTGTCCCAGGCAATGTATGTTTGTTCTGGGACAAAAGCTATTCCTTTTTTCAGCTTTAAAAGCGGATAAAGAAATACTTTACTCTTTTGAAAATATTGTGTGTATACACCCATCATATTATAAGATAACCTTTTCTACTAAAAATTCATAGGGCAAGGAAAAATCTCTCTGAGTGTAATGATAGTCTGCAACCTTTAATGTTTCTTCTAAACCTTGCGTCCACATTGATAAAGTTTCAGGTGATACATCAAAGACATAGACCTGCTTGTAATTATCAATCACTACAAATTTATAAATAAAATTGTAATCCTGTTGTGACTCATCAAGATTTTCAAAAACTAGTTTACAATATATTGCCGCTTGCAACCAGTAATTATAGAACTCCACTGTTTCTTTAAAGTCAGATATTGATTTGCTGGTTGTCTTGAGATCACAAATTGTGACCAACTCTTCATCATCATCTACTTTATAGAAGTCAATGATGCCTTTCAAACCAAATGGTTTATCCTTAAGCTCACAATTAAGAGGCTTCTCTGCATATGTTTGAACAGGATCAAGATCAAAATCAGTGGAGGTAGAACTAAATAAAGCCATTACATCTGTATTAGCTTTGATTATTTCTGCATAGTCTGTACACTTAGCCAGGGTATCCTGATCTATTACATCAACCATTGGGTTTGCAATGAACTTCCAGTAGATTTTAGATTCTTCTGTTTGAATCTTTGCAAGCCTAGCAGAGTCTTCTTTTAATGTCTGATATAAATTTTCTTCACGAAGAGTTTCAAGTATAAGATCATCTGCAGTCATAATATCTACACTCTTATCTTTATCATGAACTTTGTGTAGAATTTTTCTTACGCTATCAGTTGGTGTTTTATCGGGGACAATCTTAAACTTTTCTTTTAGATTCTCTGGTTCAAATACTAAACAGTGTACAAGCTTACCTTCTATAAGATATTTGTCTGTCTTTAGTTCTCTATCTTTCAATATATAGTCCTTGTAAAACAAGGATGGTGAAAACAATAACTTGTTTAGTGATGAGTAACTAAACTGAAATGTTTCATTATAAAAACTATCTAGTGCGTTTTTGTCCATTTATTAATACATTAAATAAGGAGGGGGGATCTCAATTTGCAATACGCGAATCAAGAATCCCCCACAATTATGGCTAATTCTCCTTAAAATTTTGCAACTGCTTTTTCAAGATCAGTTATAAAAAAATCCTGATTTGATTTAATCTTATCTTTGTATTTAGGATTGATTTTAATTGCATCAAGATTAACAGTAAATACAGATTCATCAGATAATCCTAATGATCTTTTTACAACATTGTGAAATGCATATCTAGCAACTTCTTTAAATGCAAATTCCGTCAGTTTATCATGATGAATTAACTTTTGCAAGAAGTTGTTATAATAATAACCATAAGATGCATTACTATTTGCTACAAAATCAGACATAGTATTTCTCAAAGTTTTTACATTAATACTATTCCAATTTCTTGCTTCTTTTAAATGATCATGATAAAAGTAAAATAACAAAGCAACATAATCAAAAGATTCATTTAGATTACAGTTAGACAATAATTCTAATGCCAATGCTGTATTTTCCTTATCATCTGATTTAATCATGTTTCTTGCATTAAGATACTCTTCTTTTGTAAGAACATGCATGTCTTCATATATAATAGTATTTAACTGAGTATCTAATAAAAGATTGTTTGAATTTAATATTTCATTAAAGGTTGAAACATCTGATTCTTTTATATACTTATAGTTATGATAAGCACATTCTAAATTATCCGTAAGTCTATAGACACTGTTATAATACCAACCTTGTTTTATATCCCAATAATCATCAGGATACGCATTTAAAAGACTTTTAAACTCAGTAATACAATCATGTGTGAAGTTATTAGAATTGTTATTTAACTCTTCTAAAATGCTTTCTGTTGTATAAAGCTTTGACCAGCTATAATCACTCAGAGAATTAAGATATCTTTCTGATATAATTTTATAATCAGCAGTATCTTTACTTCTTGTGATAGTAATATTTGCTTTTTCTTTTAGCAAATCTACTTTCATTCTTGGCAAAGTAAGCTTTGGATATCTATAGAAACTTTTATCTTTTATAGATGCTAGTGTAGGTTCAGGTAGTATTATATTAAATTGATTAATACCTGAGTTAGAATTTTCACCAGAGAGAAACTCTCTAATTTCTTCTTCTTTAACACCACTATATAGACCATTATTATCCGTTAATCTTATTTGCCTTACGTTAATTGAATTTGTCATAATTTTTTTAAATATTTTCTATACTCCGGTTTAACTTCAACTTTAAATACATATAGGTCTCTATTGTAAATGGTGATTTCTTTTCTTACAATAGGTTCTAAATATCTAAAGTTTTCAGAGCTAAGTAACTCCTTTTTCTCAAGCCATTGTATCATAGATTGAGCATTCATATTATGCATCTTCATAAAATTAGAAGCACTTAACCAATATTGGACGTCTTTGTTCCTGTTGAAATTATACATCTTATGACCACACTCCTGAGCAAATTGCCAAAGTAAATGATGATTTTTAGTATAATCAATTGTAGGAAGAACCATAGCAGCCATTGACTGATCTTCTTCATTGTATGAACTAACCTGAGTAATTAAAGTTCTCATTAGATCTTCAGTTAACTCTTGTTTATTTGCAGATTCTGATACTACAGTATCTACATCAATAATATCAAGCTCACCTAAATCTATTTTATAAGCTAAATCAAGAGCCATACCGGTGATCATCCAAGAATCATATAAAGATTCACCATTACTACAACCATATATACGTATATGATCTTCAGACTTTGTATCAATTAAAATTTCATAGCCTGTTGTTTCAAAATACTCATCTACAAAGTTTTTTGAGGGACCTCCACTATCAACTGCAGTATGATAGTTCCAAAACTTACCCATCATTACTGTTGATTTAATAGTTTCACCGTGCTCAAATCTTTGTGAGAAATCACTATGAGATATAATTAAATCAGCTGCTTCATAATCATTTGTTATTGTAATTTTATGCTCTTTACATGCAGCTCTTACTCTGTCTAGAGATACAGGACTCTTAGGTAATAAGAAAGCCTTTTTCTTATTTTTAAAGCTAGTACCACTTAAGGTGTTAGTTTTAAGAAGATCCTTAACCTTATCATATGTTGTTTCTGAATCTGTAAACAATACTGTGTCTACACCACTGGATGAGACAACCCCATAGTATGAGGCTGTCTCTAATCCAAAGTGATCTAGTGCATCAGTATTATATTCTTGATATACTGATTTACTTGCCATTACTTCATTGTCATTTTGATGATTTCTGGATTCATCATCATTTTATTAAACTTCTGTTTATTACCGTTGAAGATTGTACGTACAATTAAATACTTCAAGTCATTAGTGAAATAATCTTTAGTGCACAATGCAATCAAACGATCTGTAAGCTTCTGAGTAATTGTATTTTCTTTAGAATATACTACTGAGAAGTTAGCCAAACGAGTTGCAAGAGTAGATGCAATGTCTGCACGGTATGCATCATCTTTACCAATACAACCTCTAAGCTCACCTAAGATGTATGATTCATTTTCATGAGTCAATAAATCTTTAGGAGTCACAAGCTTATCAAGTTTATTATTAATAAAAGTGGTAAACATACTAGCAAACGCATCACCAACAGAACCTTCACCAATCATTTGAATCATGGTTAGGTTGTCTTCAAAGCTATCAAAGCTAGAGATGGCATTAAAGAATGTAGTAATAGATCTTGCATTAGTCTCTTGTGTTACAAGCTCTGGGTGGAGAAGCAAAAAGTTGATACAGCGAGTATCAATTCCTGCTTCTTCTGCCCAGCGTGCCCATACATTTACATCAAACTTTAGATTGGCGGTAATATATCTGGTCTTCTGTGCAGCATCCACAGAGTTAACCATATAATCACCGTTATCAGGATTTGATGTTAGAATGATGTGCCAATCTTTAGGTAAAGTCCAAGAGATGTAAGTCTGACGGTCAATTAATTCCATAACTGCCTGAATGAAACGTACATCAGCACGATTCCAGTCATCTAGCAATAGAATACCACCATCTTTCTTATCAGCAATCCATTCTGGTGCACAGTAAGACATTCTATTCTTACCTGTCATCTTATAACCATTCTTCAAGTATTCTGCAACAGCAAGCTCATCAACCCACTGACCAACTTTCTTGGTCACGGTACCGCTAATATTAGCAAGATCACCTGCTGCAGCATTTCTCTGTGCTGTAGTATAGTTAAGATCATCTACTTTCTTAATTGTTTTCTCCTTATACATCTGGAATTGACGTACAGGAAAACCAACTAAGTCACCAAGCTCTTCTATCTGAGCCAAGTTTAACTTAACAAAGTTTAAATTATTATCCTTTGCAAGTTCTACAACCGTAGATGTTTTACCAATACCTGATTCACCAACAACCTCAATTGCTACTGGTGGTTTACCTTGCTCTTGCAAGAATCTGTTGTTGTTGATGATATGGTTTACAAAACCTTTTACTTCATCAATGTTTAAATTTACTTGTGCCATAATTCTTTAGTTTAACTGTATTACTTTTCCGGGTAACTCATTGTTCATCTGCGATCTGCTGCTTAATACCCATAAAGTATTAGCTGGACAGTTCTCAGGGTTCCATGCTTCACCATCTGTTAAATATATCAAGGCAGTATAATGCCCCTTCTTTTCATTAAAATGATCAATGACAGGTTGGAAACTAGTACCACCTCTACCTTTGATCTCCCAATCCTTCTTTGGGTTAAACTCTTCTACTGAATTTAAGTTTGTATCACACTGAGCTACAGTAATTTTATGTCCGGTCTTGTGCATATGCACGAGTTCATTCATAAATTCCTTTAACTCATCCCTTGATACAGAACCAGATGTGTCTATACCAACAAGAATGTGATTCTTAAACTTAATTTTCAAACCAGGGTTCTCAACATATCTCTTGTTGTATTTTCTTCTAAGCTTCTTAGTATAGATGATAGAAGAGTTTCCAACAAAGCGTCTGAGATAACCTTTCCAATCAAACTTGGCTGGTTCTACATGTCTAAGTCTAGAGATAAGATCAGCTAATTCTCCAGGAATACTGCCGCATCTTTTCTCTGTTTGATCTGCAACTTCTTTAAGTTGATGTTCTACTTGCTTCTGAATCAGCTTTTTATCTGCTTCAGATAGTTCATCAAACTCATCCCAAGTCATATGATCATAAGGACTATCACCATTCATTTGATCTAATAGATCATCAAGAGATGGAGATGTACCTTCTTCTTTTGCTTGCTGTAATAAATCATAGTACTCTTTAGTACCTGCTTTAACAGGAAGCTTTAGCTCTGGAAAACTATTCAATGTTAGACCGCCTTCTGGCAAGTAATCAGAAGCTATGTACTGATTAATCTCCAAGTCTGCTGCAATATTAAATAGTTTTTTATCAGCATATAAATCCCTGATAGTCAAGTGTCCAAAACTAATATGGAGTAATTCATGCTTAACCAATCCAATTCTGTGCTCAAGACTCAATGCTTGAAAGAAATCAGGATTAACAGCAAGCTGTACTCCAATACCATGTTTGCTCACACCGGCTGTTGGGATATCTTTTCTAAATGTTTTGTTTAGACCAACTAAAAAGAGCCCGTAAAAGGGCTCCTCTAGTATTAATGTCTTACTTGCCTTAGCAAGCAGGTCAGATATGTTTACCATATAATTTCACAATTAACCTTTGATACAAATTTCCAAGTTGTATTTGCAATTATCTCATTTGATACTTGATTATTAAACTCTGTGGTAAATAACCTGATAACAAAAGAATCATTAGAATAATGCTTCTTTATAATGCTATGAATCATTTCCCAAGAGAAATCAAATACAGTAGAGTCATTGCCCCATCTGCTGCGTATAACCTTTTTTGTAGAGAGCCAAGGCTCTTCTTCAAAAATATCTTTAAAGTTGCTTAAAAACTCTTCTCTATAGTTTAATGAGCAAGCAGTCTTTGCAAGAAATACAATGTAAATAGGATCTAGATTTAGATTCTTTATGTTTTCAACACATATGCTTTGATCTTCACTTGAAGAACCAAGCATTTTTTTTAGTGAAATGTATTCACTAGGCAGAATTTTGTTTAATACTTCCATTTTAATCTTCTACTTTTAAAGTCTTTGTCATCCACTGTGGTTTTTTCTCTTTATTCATGTGAACTAACCACTCTTTTGCTGTAGGGATATACCCATTGCAATCTTCTTTTACATGTTGTTCTCCAACATACCTTGTAAATACAGTTCTACCATCTGAATTAGTAAAACTCTTACCAAATATTTTTTCTGCTTCAAAGATTCCTTCAGAGTGATGACGGAACATTCTATGAATACTATGTCCAATCCAACCTTTGGTTTGATCAAACCAATCATGAATATGTTGATAGTCTTCAACTGTTCCACCCCACTTTCTTACTGAACTTTTAGCATGAGCTATTGGATGTGCCATTATATAAATAGAATTTCATCTGACCAATCATAATCATCAGTTGTACGCTGATGATAATCAAGGTCATATCTTTGTTCTTCTACATCAATTCTAATACTACCATACCCACCTTCATTGTTAACCCAATCTCCAATTGGATCAACTTTGTCTGATATAATATCCCAAGCTAAATCTGCAAATAGTTCATCTATTTTAATACTCTTTAAAGCAAATTGCTCTATAACTGTAGATGTACAGTAGGCATCATCCCATGATCTGAACTCTACTTCATCTATATCTCCTGAGTCTCCTGACCCTGAGAAATTTATGTCAACGTTTTTTACCCCTAGGTCTTTTAGATTTGTTAGAGCTAGTAGTTGTCTTAGTCTGTCTTGTTGTTTCTTTTCCATCTTTTAATTCATTATCTTTCAATATTTCTATGTAGACACCTGGATTAATTTTGTCATATGTATACTGATAAAATACTGGCAGTATGTTTTCAGCATTGTCATCATCAATCCAATGGTGAGACACCATATCATCTTGCACTGTTTGTGCAGGATTAATATAGTCAAACTTATGACGTGTACCCCTAACAAATGTAAACCCTATCTTGACTGGAAGTTTATACTTTTTGAGTTCATCTCTAAACTCTTTAGTATATTTCTGATAATACTCTTTAGTATTCTTACGGTAGTTCACAACAGTTTTACTTGCTATGAAATACTTCCCTGTCCATCTACGCCCATTCTTTGAGCTGGGTACATTTCCTGGTATAAACCACTTCATACTATAATTTTAGTGTTCTTTGTAATAAAGGTTTTAGTTCCTTATGAACTGTTTCAAAACCGTGTTCTCTTATAGCATCTGATATGTCTTTGCATATAGAAAGGCAACATCCTTGAATATTATATGCTTTTGCATATGATTGGATGGCATTCCTACCTGCATCATCATTGTCAAACAAAGTAATGATCTTCTTATATTTTGTTTTTAGATTATTAATCATATAAGGCTTGATCATTGTGTTCTCACTGTTAGGTGCTATAACCTCTAAGTTATAACCCATACCCTTTAGAGTCATTGCATCTTTTAATGAAGAGCAGATTGCCAGGTATGGTTTATCATACTTAAGTTGATCATATCCCTGTAAGTGGGACACTACATTGTAGAACTTAAAGCTATCATGAGGCTGGTATATCTTATACACAGCACCATCTTTAGTAAAGTAACCATATGCCATGGGTTTTCTAAACTTAGCTTTTTCAATTTTACCATCCTGATCTTTTATGAGGGTAAAATATTCTATAGGTTTTACATTATACTCGTTGAGTAGTGAGCTGCCAATTCTAAATGACAGCCAGAAATCAGCATCTTGTTGGTTCCACTCTCTTGTGTGAACATAATCAAGAGTCCATTTAGCATCCGCTTTTAGTGTAATTAATTCAACCTCACCGTTGCCAACATAATCATTATAGTCTTCTATAATTTGATTAACGGCTTGGGTAAAGTTGAGATTAAATAACTTACGGACTACATCAATCTTACTACCAGAAACACCAGTAGAAAAATCTTTAAACTTATATTGTTGTATTGACTTATCTACATATATACAGAAGCTTGGTGTGCGTTCTGTTGGATTAAAAATAGATTTGATTTTAACATCTTGTCCTGTGAGTTTCTCAGGCAGTTCCAGATAATATTGAAACACCCAATAACTTGGGACATCTGCTATGTCTATTACTAAATTCTTGCTACTTAACATAATAAAAAGGAAGGGGCCGCAGCCCCCTCCATATTTATTTACAAATCAAAATCATCCCCAGATACAGTACCTGCTACTGGTTCAAAGCTTTGAGTTGTGTTTTGCGTTGTTCTAGTCTTTACAGGAACAATGTGCTCATCTCTACTGAATTCAATCAATCTAGAATTATCTACATCAAGAGATTCAAAAGGAACACCTGTACCAGTACGCTTAGGTAAGAACAACTGAAGGTTAATGTAACCTTCTTTGTTTTCCCACTCACGTCCTGCAATACAGAAGTTGTAGTAAGTATCTCCGCTAAGAATAGCATCTGCTGACTGCACAAAGCCTTCAATAGTTTGTGCTTGAATAGAATCAAGTTCACTACGCTTACCTTGCATTTCAGCAAGCAAGATCAAAGATTTCATGATTTCTGCATCACGGTTAATTTCTCTACCGCTAGGTAAAGTTGTGTCAGAGAATGCATAACGTTGGAAAGATACTCTACCAACTTGACCTTGATAACGTGGACCATTTGGATTATTCACATCAAGAAGGAAACCTTCAAATTCACCACCAACAGGGTGTGATTCTACATTAAGTTGTAGATCATATGCGTTCTGATCATAAGGTGGAGTGTGTAGAGTGATAGAATTAATTTTCAATTCCTGGTTACCAGCATCAATTACCGGCTTGATCTTGCCGCTACCAGCGGACATGTCTTTAGTACTTAACATTTCTTGTTGATTTAAAATTTAACTTTTAATTATTCATTTTCGTATGCATAGATTGCATCCTTGACATATTGAAGGTCATTTGTAATAAACTCCTCTTCAAACATGCCCATTGGTGACTTACAGGTATTCTCACCGTTGTTTTGTGTTTCAAAACCATAGTGAAGACTACCATCATCTTCTTTGCGGACTTTGCCAAACAATACAATAGAGAACAAACCTTCTAATGTAAGAGCATTGTCAATCATTTTACCTACAGTCTTAGCTTTAACCTTACGATGACCATTAATATCTGTGGATTCTTCTGAGTGTGTCAAGAAGAAGACATACAGATCATCTCTCAGGTCTTTAGGAAGCTTAGCAACCTGAGCTAAGTTAGCTGCAATCTGGGTAAATTTATCATAGCCTTTCTCAGTAGCTTTATCAAAGTACTCAAAGCTTGACATATATTGCCAATCATCAATAACTAAGTTTTTGATATGCGGCATCTTTTCACTTACATGCTGCATGGCTTTATAAACTCCTGGACCGCTTGATACGCTAATCAAATTGCCATCTGGATTTGCTTTATCCAAAGGAGTGTATTTGCTTTTCCAACCTTTAAAAGGTAAAGGTTTGTTAGCAATGTTAATGATTACTGTCTCTTTAGGATTAAGATTCCTAATAGACGTTGATTTACCTGAGCCTGACTCAGCAATTACTAAAACACTTTGTGCCATCTATTTTAATTTATTTTCTATTCTACTTAAAGTCTCTGCTATCTTATTGAGTGCTTCAACCACACCTCTAAATGAATATGTTTCATCTGGGTTTGGTAAATCTGTCAAGTCATCAAGATCAAATATATTACTTTTCCCTTGCTTTGACACAGCATCACTTACAACTTTTAATTCTGATACAGGAATAATATGTCTTTGAAAACCACTACTGCTTTCAATCATTTCATATTCTTCCTTCCAGTGAGGGTTGTATTTATGTAGATACAAAGTTCTTTTAGGATCTTCTGCATCATAGTCAATACTTACAAACTCTGTGTAAATATCTTTATTTCTTTCTAGCTCACTTGGAAAAAAGCTGACATGTAAGTCATCTTTACCCGGTGGTCTATAAGCCATTTTAGGTATATAGGCAGCATCTTGTAATTCATTTGAGTTGAAATACTCCTCATGCTGTCTTTTTAAATCTGCTACCTTTTGTTTTCTTTCTTCAGGAGTCATTTTTAAATTTTTTACTTCATACATTTTTGTTGTTATCATCTTGGTGCTTCTTGTGGTGGTGTTGCCATTTCAGCAATCTCCATCCGTTCAAATTGTGCTTTAAAGAAACTCATTCTTGTATCACCATTACGAGCTTTTAAGAAGTGAAGAACAAGAGTTCTATCATCTTCTATAATATACCTGTCTGGACCATACAATCTAATCTTCTGTTTAGCAGGACGGTTAATACCAATCAAAGTATCAGCATGTTGTAACATAGCATCTGAACCAAAGATATCTGATTCAAGTACATAGTTCCCATACTTACCTTGTTGTGCACGTTCTGGATTATCAATATTTCTATTAAGCTGTGACAATGCAATAAACATACAGGGATACTCCCTTTTGGTTTGTGTAAAGAACTCACCTAATTCAAATAGCATATCTAAACTACTATTCTGATATGGTGCTCTCTTTACAAGCATGGTATGATCCAATGTAATAATTGTTTTCTTACCCTTATGTTTTTCCATATACATGTCTATTTGTTCACGCATTTGGTTAACAGTCATAGGTCTTGATACAATATCAACTGGATACTTTACACGTTCTTTTGCATATTGATGACAAGAGTTTAGTACATCTGTAGTTAATACACTACCAGCACTACATAGTTCTTTATAAGTTTTACCTGTTATGGATGAGAACTCACGCAATGCTGAGGTTCTACCAACCATCTCAAACTGAAACTCAAGAACTCTAAAGTCATCATTAGGATTTAATGCAAAAGATTCTCTTATGATCTGATCTTTAATAAGTGTTTTACCTGAACCAGGTCTTCCACCCATTACAGTAAGTGTATTCCATTCTAAACCATCAGTAGTAGCATCATTAAACTTAGGCCAAGGTGTGTAAATAGATTTCTCTTCACCATTAGCACGTTTAACCATGTATTTAAGGGCATCATTAAAGGACGCATATTGTCCAACCCACTCTTCTGTTGGTTTACTCATGTTCTAAAATATATATAGCGTCTTGCAGATTTTCAATACTTGCTTCACAACTTGATTCATCAGGGACCCAAGTTTCATCTCTAAGCATTTGCAAATCTTCCAAGACTAAATTCAACTTTTCTAATACTTCTACTGTACCTGCCATTATACAACTCTCTCTTTAAAGTGATGGACTTCTGTTTGAACGCCATCATTAATCATATCACAATAATCTGCAAGTTCTGAATGCTTTACTCTGTGTTTATCTTGTTTAGCTACAAAGTATTGACTTGTCTTCATGTACTTATAGTTAGTTGCTCTGTACTCATTTACATACATCTTGGTTGCTTTTATAATTACATCCCAGTTATGATCATAAGTCTCAAAGAACCATCTAAAAGATTCTGTCAAGGCTTTTACATTCTGTCTTGCTGGACTACCCGAAGGTAGTTTACCTGCAGGAAATATATTTCTATACTCCTCTATCTTGTCATTAAACTCTTTACCCATCAACTGGATATTAGTTTTCTTCTTTGCTTTAACAAAATAGTTATCAAGCTTGGTTATTAATGCCTTAGCTTTAGGTGTTAGTATATAAGAAGATTCTTGCTTTTCAATAAATCCTTCTGATATAAGACCAGGTAGTTCATCCTCAGACTTCAATGAGCCAATTTGGATTTTTTCCTTCATCCCATAAAGTAGAAGCATTTGATTGGGAGTTATCTTCTCCGCTAATATTTTCTGGAATAGTTCCCACATATTTTCCTAAATGAATTTTTACTTGGTTTATAGAGTTTTGAAATAATTTATCCTTTGTAAATATGTAATTGTTACAAGCTTTTATAGAGTGCAGTATAGTAGCATGGTTCTTAACCAAGTATCTACTTGTTTCTGTTACACCATATCCAAAGTCATTTACAGACAAGTATGCAAAGATCTGCCTCATTATAACAATTGGTCGGTTTTTAACAACCACTTTAAGTGTTTTTACATCTCTATATTCAGGGAAAAGATTATACAAAGCAAGCAAACATGCTTTTTCTATTTGTTCATAAGAAGGTCTTAATATTTTTGAGTTTCTTACATATGTATGTAACTCAACTTTGTATTTATCAAGAACCTTTTTCTTAAAGTCTTTTAACTCCTGTTGTAATGTAACTTCTTGATTTACAGTATTTTTCATTAGTTTATATTCTTTCAAAGATAAGATATTTTACCAGTTTATCAAAGCTTTACCTTGACTTTCTAGTAGTTTATTTACGTTTATAAAAAGGTCTTTGTCATTCCAAACACCACCTTTATAAGCAGCTGCCGCTGGATGTTCAACCTCTATTATAGTTTGATTCTTAAGATACTTCTTCCACTCTTGAGCTTTCTTACCAAGCAAAACCACAACTAAATGTGATTTGTCATTACTTATTTTTTGCAATAAGTGTTCAGTAAATGCTCTCCATAGTGAATAGTGTGAACCAATCTTGTTTACTTCTACAGTTAGTGCAGTATTAAGCATAAGAACACCCTGCTCTGACCATCTGGTAAGATCTGGATTGCGTTCATATCCTGGATACTGTTTCTCTAAAGAGTTGAAGATGTGTCTAAGAGAGGGCTGTTCTTTCATTGTATGACTACAACTAAATGAGATACCATCTGCAACGCCAAGTTGAGGATAGGGATCCTGACCTATAAAAATAACTTTCAAGTTACTATAATAACAGGTTTCAAATGTTCTAAACCAGTCTTTCATTTTAGGTGTAAACCTTTTACCATCCTGAACAAAACCTACAAGTTTTTTTAAAGTACTATAAAAGTTTTCTGAATCTAAATATGGATATATAATAGATTCCCAACCTGTACCTTTTAATTTTTCTTTTAACGCTTCTATCTTATCAGGTATAATGATTGTGTTCATTTTTTATTATATTTGTGTATTAAACAATTTTATTATGGCTGATTATCTAAAGGCAACTCATACATACGATCTAACAAAAAATATTAAAGATATTGAAATCAATACCGGTTTTATTCTTGGTTTAGATAGCATCCTAATGTATTACATAGGAAACATTATTGAGGATCCAACTACATTACCATCAACTTTTAAAAAGTTTGAAGCAATCATTAAAGGTGAAGCTACTGATGATAATTCTATTGAATTAGATTATATAGAAAGACAGTTATATACTCTGTTTGCTCTTCAACAATTACTTAAAGCAAAAGCTAAAGAACAGAATCTTGAGATTCCAGTTGAAACCAAAGTAACAAAAGAACAAGTTACAGAGTATATGAGATCTGTTATAAACGAAGATGGTAAGGCAGATGAGAAGCTACAAAAAATAGCCGAGCTCATCACACCCAAATCATCTTAGGTTCATATTGTTAAAGTCTCCTATTTCTATACATGCTTGTATAGCAAGATTTAACTCCGCCCTGTCACAGGTAGCAAAGGACTTGCAGTACTCTGAATTATTTTTCATAAAACAGAGTCCTGCTTGTCTCTTTACCTGGAGTTTTATCTCCTCAAATGTATAACCTAGCTCATTTGCAATCTCCCTACACATAGCATGGATTCTTGCCAGCTGAGCATTGCTGCCTTTCTTTTCATCAGATACACTAATAAACATTTCAACTTTTGCACCTTCTGGAGCATTAGCTAAAAAGTTCTTTAATCTAGATTCATTAGCCGATATAGGATAACTAAACTTACCGTCCTTAATTACTGCTTCTAGATGTATATGATTCTTCATAAAGTTTTGATATTGGACTACTTGTTAAAGTATACATTACAGCCTTTAAACCTGCTTTCTTTAAACCAGTATTTACCCAAGTGTTACATGTGTTCAACGCATTGTAATTACCTTTAGCATGATAAAATTTATCATTGTATTTAAGGTTATGGTAATAAGAGTTATGTATATAATTACGTATAATATTATACTGTTCATTACTACAATTAACTCTATGCCATCTGGGATTAACTGTTTTATATTCTAGCACTCTCATTAAAGAAGCTGGCTCTGTAAACAACGATTGTATTGCTGTTTTAATGGTTAGATCTTCAAAATTATTTACTTCAGTAAAAAATATTTTTGACCCCCAACCATAGGCTTTGTAAACAGAATCTTCATACAGGATTATATCAATGTGTTGACCATTATCCATTAGGTAAAATTCTGCTTCAGTTGATTCACTGTAAGAGTTTACCGGTATAAAATGCAATGAAAGCAATGTTGCTATAAATATTGTCATAATTATACCGGTAATCTTTAGTACTTTTTTAATTGGTTTTATTAACCATATATAATTCTTCATAAATTTTATTAAAATACAATGTATCCATAAGGATAACAACATGGTCATTACCCCAAGCACCTGTTAACCAGGTTTCATAAAGGTGATGACCAACATCATTATCTTTAATTAGTAGTATGCTATCATTAACAGAAGCAAGAACTAATTCAGATTTAGCCTGAAAATCTCCAGGATTGGCCTCTAATGCTATTAGAGTACCAGTACATGATGTCACAAATATTCCAATAATTGTGACGAATAATAACTTTTTCATTTTTTATTGTCTTCTTTACCAGTTAAGTAAATAAAATACACTGCCAATAGATAAGTCAGTATTATTATAATCCATTTAAAATTAATCATTTTAAAACATCTTTAATTGCTCTAATTCTTGTAGTGGACAAATCCATTTCTTTAAGCATCCATTCTAAGTAAGAACGAGGAACTTCAGAAAGTTTTTTTCCTCTATACTTACCCCATTTCATAACATTATCTGTAATTCTAAAAGGTTCTTTTTTTCCCCGTCCAGTAACTATATTATTGTTAAAGCCTGTTCTATTATCAAGCATTAACTTTGATTTCTGTCCCATCTCTCTTTGGTGTTAGTCAAATTTTAATCCATTCTCAAACATAATCTCACGGAGCTGTTCTCTACACTTCTCAAATGTTTCGTATTTGTCCTTACTGTATTCATCGTCAGACATATACTTATACTGTGCTCGTAACCATTGGTCCATTTCCCAAAGGGCTACTTGTGCTTTAGCACCATTGACCGCTAAATCAAAGTCAGATTGGTCTTCTGGTAGATTAAACTCTAAGATT